AGGACCATTGTTACCTAACTTAGTACGAAGTGAGATTAAAAAGTTACCTAAACCGGTTACATTAAAAGGTGATAAGCTTACTATCAAATTTAAAGATGAAAGTAGTATTAAGAATTATATAAGAATTTCAAATGTTTCAGAGCTTGGAGGAGCAACATATAAAACTTATAAAGCAAATCCAGAACAAGAAGGTTTAACAATTGAATATTCTGAGGTTCCAACTTATGGGTCAAATCAACAAACAGCTATTGGCTTTATGTTTAATACTCCAGAATTTAGTAGACCAACCTATGCTGAAAATAGAGAGTATGTAAAGAATAAAAATAATCAAACTTCAGAGGAAAGTAAAATGGATAAGATGGAATTTGGTTTGTCAGAAGCTGCCGCTATACAGCAAGATGTATTAAATGACACAACTAATAATATAGTTGCTACAGACAAAAGTGTAGAAGCTAATGGTATAAATATGGCTGATACAGATGCTTTGATGAAAAACATTTTAGAAAAAAGTGCTGCAATAGAAAATATAGAGTCTGAAATTAATACTCTAGAAGATACAGAAAATGCATTACCAACAATAGATGTAAATGAACAAGGGCAATATGCAATGTTTGCAGAAGATATACTTGGAGAAGCATCACAGTTTCCTTTATTGTCTGAAGGTTATGCTAACATTATGAGTAATCCATCTAACAAAAGTATTATGATGGAAAATAAATTATTTCCTTTTAGTAATATGATTAGTGAATATAATGATAACTTTGTTAAAGAAAAGGAAACAGAACAAGAAAACCAAGAAGCTTTTTTAGATCAACTAAAATGTCTAGGTATAAAATAATATAAGTTATGGCAAGATGTCCAAATAAAAATACTGCAGAGTATAAAGCATTACAAGATGTATTTCAAACAGAAATAAGAACTAATAGTGTTATAAATACTTGGCAAGACATTAATAACTCAGATGCATTTCCTACACCTTTTCAGGCTAATGAGATGGTGTCTGATCAGAAAGTTGCTTTTGCTTTAAAACAAAAATCATTTGGATTAAGTTTATTAGATAACTTACGTAGAGAACATATAGGTCATACATTCCAGGGACAATTTTTAATTAATAATTCTAACCCAGTTACAAGAGAATATGACTCAATGTTTTTAGATGCTAATGTTAAAAAACTATATAGATATTTAAGAATAAACAATATACCTGCTGACACAGTTACATTACAAAGAACACCAAAGACATATAGACTAATTGTAAATGAGGATTTATTTACTAATAAAGATGTACTTGAAAAGTCTAGGTCATGGGATACTAATAGGTCTAGAGAGGTTGTTATGCACCTAAAAAGAATGTTTCCACAAGTTAATGTAGAAATGTTGAGTGTTACTGAAGCTGCAGATATGTTTTCTATGTTTCCAGAATGGAAGAAGAGTAATGTTAAATTTAAAGATGTAAAATCTTTTTATGTAGACGGTACAGCATACTTAATAAAAGGTAGAGTAACTGATGAGACAGCAATAGAAGAAATGCTACACCCTTTAGTAGATGCAATCAAAGTAGACAACCCTGAATTATTTAATGGTTTGTTAGCAGAGGCCAGCAAGACTTTTCCAGAAATGGTTCAGCAGATAAAAGCTGAGTATAATGAGAATACCAGAAACTTTAGTGATACTGAAAGAAATCTAGAAATAGTAACACAAGCCTTATCAAGACACTTTAAGAAAGAATATGAAACTAATCCTAGCCAAGGATTCCTAGACAAAGTAAATGAGTTTATGGATTGGTTTATGGAACTTATAAATAACCTTAGTGAGTATTTAACAGGTACACCTTTATCTGTAAAAGATATAAACCCAAGTGGTAACTTAAGTGATATTGCTAAACTTTTAAATACAGAAAGAATACAATTTAAACTGGAGAGTAGAGCTGATGGAAAGATAAGGTTTAGTTTATCTCCAGAAAAGAAAAGACAGGTTGATCAAGCCTTGTCTGAAGCTAATGGGGTACAAGCAGAAATAATAAAAAGTTTATTTCATGTAGCCAACTCATCAGATGTTGAAGTTAATTCATTGTCTGGTAGCAGATTTAAAACTGAAGAGGAAATGCAAAGAGGAGACTCAGGAGAAACCATTGTTGTTTTAAATGAGAAGAATCACACATACTATGATATAACAGATAAGCTTCAGCAGAAACCATATACCTCAGTTACTACAGCAATCAAAGGCACTCTTAAAAACTTAGAAGATGTTCAGCTTAATTTAGATATTGGCAATGATGTTGATGCTTTATTAGATGCTTTGGTAACACACCGTAGTGTAGAGGATGTATTTGATCAAATGAAAGTTGTAGATCTAGAGACTGCTAAAACTGTTTATAATACATTACAAACTACACTAACTAATATAATGCCTGAAGGATCTATTGCTTTATCTCAAGTTGTAGTATTTGACAAAGCAACAAAAATGGCTGGTACAGCTGATTTAGTTATTGTAGATAAAAATGGTTTTATTAAAATTGTAGATTTAAAGACTACAAAAAATTCTTTAAAAACCTATACTACAGAAGATACAAAGGTAGGGAGAAAACAAACTGTATATTATGATAAAGAATGGGCACTAAATGAGGATAGTTTATTGAAACAAAAAGGAATTGATAAATTATCTACTAGAGGTCAACATAACCTACAAGTAAACATTTATAGAAGGATGTTTCAGAATATGGGATATGATGTATACATGGGAGACTATGCTGCATCTACTTTTCATTTAGTTGCTGATATAAGTGGGAAAGGAAAGAACCAAAAGTTCAATGGAAATATTAAGTCTGATCAATGGGTAGATCATCCTATATCTCAGAATATTAATTATGTTAATATGCTTATGCCGCTCAATCCTGACACAACTAAGAAGGAACAGTTGGATGAGCTTACTAAGGATATGGAAGATAAACTGGTTGATCCAGATGTTGTTCCTGCAGATTTAGTAGAAGAAGATGAAAAAGTAGCAGAAACGGTTACACCAGTTCCAGAAGATCCAGTATATGATACTATTTCTGGCATACTTAAAGAATACCAATTATCATTAATAAATAAAATAGATTTACTTGAGGCAAAGAAATTAGCCAAAGCTTCTATATTTATTGATAGAACAAAAGATGAAGCAATAGAACAATTGGCTTCTACAATTGCTTTTATTAATATAGCAATGAGTGAGGGGCCTATAGCTAGATCTTCTGCTTATTCAGAATTATTACAAGACTCACTAAGACAAGTTAGAAAGTTTAGTGCCTATGTTCAAGATCCTAAGAACTTTGCTAAATCTGAATACATTACTTATGTATTAAATTTTGATAAGTTTATAAAAACATTCCAAGGTTTACAAAGCATTACTGATCTAGCACCTTTAAATGCAACGCAAAGATCTTTAATATTGTCTCTTAAGACAGATCTTAATAAATTAACTGGTGCTGATGGAACACAACAAGGTTTAATAGATGGTGCTATTAATGATTATGTTAAGGAAATTATTAGAAACAAATCTAATAGAGCTTATGGTGAAGAAGGAAGCTTCTTTACAGAAGCAAATCTAGAATTGTTGTTAAAAGAAGCCAGAGACATCTCTGGTACAGATCTTTACACTAGGGATTTGGCTACACAAGGTGATGTTATTTTAGCTTTGATGGATAAAATATATAAGTCTAAAAAACAAGAGCTATTAGATAAAGTTGCAGAAAGAGAAGGTGTAATTAAAGCAGCAGGTAACCAAGTAATTAAACTTACACCCAATGCAAAACGTAATACAGCATATAATTTTATGTTAGTATATGATGAGAATGGTGAGTTTACAGGTAACTATGTAAAAAAGATTGGTCAACAGTACTATAAAAAGCAGGAAGAACTAAGAGCACCGCTATATGATAATGATAATAACCCATATCAATATGAAGAAATTTTAGCATCTGATATAGAAGAGCTTAAAAAAACCAAAGAGGGACGTGCAAAAATAAAATATAATCAAGATCTTGCAGATGCTAAAGCTGCATTCAGTGCATTCTTTAGAGCTGAAAGAACTACAGATGAACAGTATGATGATGGTGAATACCATACATATACAAAAGAATTTAAAGATGCAAGAGATAGAGTAGAATACTATGTGCCTGGTAAAGATGGTAGTCCTTTTGGAAATTGGTATAGAAAACCACGTGTTTCTGATGTACAATATGCAAAGTATGAAGCTAGGTATTTTAAAGTAAATGAGTACACTAAAGCAATAAGAATAGATGGGGTACCTACTGGAGCTGTAGTAGCTGGTCAAACATACCGTTCACCAAAAGTAAAGTATAGAGTAGCATTAGAAAGAAGTAATCCAGTAGATGGCTTACCTCAAGATATGACTAGTGAACAATATAGAAGCATTATGAATCCTAGTGATGCATTAGGAATAGCACAAAAAGAATTCTATGAATTGTTTGTACAGTATTTTGAAAATGAACTTCTAGAAAAGTTACCACAGAATGTTAAAAATAACATGCTTGGTAGAGTACCGTTAGTTCAAGGTGCTGCTATTAATACTATGAAAAAGAAGTCATCCTTCTGGAATCAATTGTATGCAAAAACTGTAAGAAGCAGAACATGGAATATGTTTAATAAAACTTCAACTCAAAAAGGAGTTATGGTAGATCCTGTTACTGGATATATTGTAGATCAGATGCCTATTTTTTATACAGGTAGGCCAAAGATTGATGGTGAGATGGAACAAATAGAAAAGGAAAAACTTGCTATACAAGACCAATATAAAACAGGTAAGAAGCAAGATGGTACTACATATACAGAAGATGACTATAATATTGATTTAGCTGGGATTAATGGTAAGTTAGCTAGAATAAGATCAACACCTAGTGTAGGAGAAATTAGTACTGACTTAGCAACCAGTCTTATTAAGTTTAGTGCAATGGCAGAAAACTTTGAGACAATGGCTACTATTGATGATACTCTTAATGCAATGATGAAAGTTATAGAAAACAGACATTATCAACCATCTGAAGGCTCAGGTATAACTTTTATAGATAAAGTAAAAGGTGTAGTTTCAGGAACACCAAAAAGCAAATATGCTAAAAATGAAAATACAAAGAAGAGAGCTCAGAAATGGATGAGTCAAGTGTATTATGATAATGAAAATATTACAAAAGGAGCAGGTGATAAAATAGCTGAGGGAATTATTCAACTGTCTTCTTTGTCTTATGTAGCCTTTAACCCTTTTGGTAACTTTAATAACTACTTAATTGGTAGAGTCAATAACAATATTGAATTACTAGCAGGTAGGTTTGTAAGTAGAGATGCACAACTAAGAGCATCAAGAGAGTTTAATAAAAGAGCCTTACCTGATATGGTTTCAAGAACAGGTGCAGCAATGACAGATGCAGTTGACGTACTTACATTTGGTAAAATACCAGGTTTAAAATCAAGTGAGTATGATCCTAAAAGAGCTAATAGTAAATATGAAGCATTTGTAGATATGTTTAGGATGATGGATAAGATGTCTGAATTGCGTGAACAGGGAGCAGATACTGCAGAGGGCAAAACTTGGTTTGAAAGAGCAGCTGAATGGGGTTATGTAATGCAAGATGCAGCAGAATATAATGTACAAACTAAAATGGGTATGGCTGTTTTGATGGATACTACTATGCTTAATCCAGACACTGGGGAAACATTATCTTTATATGATGCCTTTATGTATGATGCCAAGTCACACACAAATAAAATTAAAGAAGGTTTTACCAAGATTGTTAAGTTAGATAAAAATAACAAAATAATTAAAGGGAGTGAGCAAGACTATACTAATGAATTTAGATATGATTTAAGAAATAAAATCAGAGAAATAAATAAACAAATTCATGGTAACTATGCTAGAGAAGATAGGATGGTTATGCAACAACATACATTAGGTAAACTTGCAGTTCAATTTAAGAAGTGGGTGGCACCTGCTATTAGAGCTAGATACCAAAGAGAATACTTTGATGAGAATCTAGGTTGGATGGAAGGTAGATATAGATCTGCTCTTAGCTTTTTAAGATATACAGGTCAACAACTTAGAAAAGGTAATACAGAATTTAATACCTATGGTAAAGGTTTTATGGAAGCACAAAAAGGATATGATGGAAAAGGTGGAAATGCAGATCAACGTGCACAGAATAAACTATTTGGGTTCTATAGAACAATGGGTGAGATAGCTATTATGACAAGTGCACTATTAATCAACTCTATATTAAGTGAATTACTAGCGGGAGATGGAGATGATACTGACTTAGAAAGAAGAATGAAGAATTTATCTAAGTATCAAGTAAACAGAATTTACAAAGAGATGGTGTTATTTATGCCTTGGATTCCTGATGGAGGTAAGCAAGTATTCCAACAGTTTGGTAATCCAGTAGCTGCCACTAGAACTTTTGGTGAGTTATCTGAACTATTAGGAATGACATTAGTAACTGGCTATAAAGGTCTGAGACTCAAAGCAGGAGGTAAAGAAGAAGATTATTTCTATGGAGATAGTTCAATAGTATATCAGAAAGGTAAAAGAAGAGGTGAACTTAAGTTATACAAAAACTTTAAGGATGTATTTCCTATTGTGTATAGTATTCAGAAATGGGAGTCTTATTTAACTAATGATGATTTCTATATAAAATAAGGTTTACACGTCAAATTTGCAGTGAAATAATTTTTAAGGATCATTTAGATTGTGTATATTATATTATAAACCAGCAGTACATAGTAAACAATTAATTTATATATATGAAAAAATGTATACATCTGCTGGTCATCTTTATTCTATTTTATACACCCCTTCAAGCACAAATAGATACTCTTCCAGAAGATCAAATAATTAAACTTAAAAAAGGTTGGGAAAAAAAACAATTCTTTAAGGGTCTTTATGAAGACTTTTTAAAGTATGGTACTATATATGGTGCTGGTGATATAAACAACTCTATAGAAGCTGATGAGTCAACTTATTTTGTTAGAACAGGAGATGGGAATGGTTTATATGATATTCCTGTTGTTGTAGATAATACACCTGAATATCCATTTGATTATAGAATAGGTTTTGGTATTAGAAAACTAGCAAGGTTTAGTTATGAAAGAAAACCTAGAAACTTTTATGATGGTACTGAAGAGCAGTTAGCATTTAGTGCACCAACATCTGCATTAGCAGGTTTAGAATATCAATTACATTGGGAAAAGGAACGTTGGAGAGGGGAAGACTTCAGGAATCATAGGTTCTTTATAAAGCACACAGGCAAACATCACATATTTAAAGTTGAGTCAAGAGAAGTAGGAAAGATAAACCTAGCTTATGAGTCAGCAGAAGCAAGATTAAGGTTACCTATAGGAGAAAAGTTTAGCATTTCTGCGGGTGCAATCTACCGTACTCACTCCCGTGCATATGGTTATAATCCAATTGAGATCTGGTTAAATGAAACAGTGATGTATACTGACCCAAATACAGGTGAACAGTTTGAATATCCAGCAAACCCTTGGTATACATTAGGATTTGAGTATGGTTATACTGATCATTTTACTACATACACAGATGCTAATACAGGTGAGGAAATGCAAGATTGGATTTGGAAAGATGAAGATGGAAATATTGTAGCTTATTCTGATATTGACTTTAGAGAAACTATATTTACCCAGCTAATGAACCGCTTTAATAGTGAGGCATTGTCAGAGATAGATGCATTTGGTGAGATAGCACCAATAGTAGGAATGGATTTTTATCATTATAAAAGAAATTTCTGGTTACATGCATATGCAAATTATATACTACCATATCACAGATACTTAAAAGGAGATGAAGTTGTTTCTTATTTAAATAGAAATAACTGGGGTAAAGGAGGTTTGAGAGAAGATTCCAAGCTAGAGCAATGGGCAGACTATTCTTTTGGTGCTAATTTAGGTTGGAAGATTAATAAAAATTTAGGAGTGTTTGTTGAAGGAGAGTACTCTAAGATGTGGGACAGCCAACTGTTCCAATCAACAGTAGGATTAAATTATACATTTAAGTAAAAAAAATAAAACAATGGCAGAAGTACCTCAGATTGGAGAACAAACAAAAGTAACTTTAGATCTTAAAACAATTGGAATGATAGTGGGATTTGTAATTTCATTATCAACCATGTGGTTTACATTAAAGGCAGATATAGCTCAGGCTATGGAAAACCCCAAACCACCAATAGAAAGGGTAGAATATGATTTAAAAGATGAACTTGTAAGACAGACCATAATGGAAACCCAGGAAGACGTGGAGATGTTGCTTCAGAAGTTTGAAAAAATGGAAGAAAGAATCTATGAGTTAACCAAAAAATAATATTATGAAAAAGGTTTTGTTGTTTATTCTAGCATTGTTTATTACCTCAACTATACAAGGTCAACAGTGGGTTAGTGATGATAGCTTTACTGATGAAATAAACGGACATTCAGGTGATCAAGATGAAGATATAGTTATTATAGAGTTTTGGGCAGAATTTAATAAAGACAATGCTTTTGTAGAGTGGGAGAAGGTAGATGACCTTGACGGTGTAAAATATTTAAGAGCTAACATAGCCCTTTGCCCATCATTAAAAAAAGAATTTAGAATTAGAATGGTGCCCACTATATTAATTTTTTCAGGAGGAGACGCATTTATAAAGTTCAAAGCTAAAGCCGGTCTAGACCTCCTATGCCCTGTAGACTATCCTAGGATGGTCAGAGCAATAGAGGTTGTTAGACGAGAAGCTTCTTACTAGCCTTCACAGCTAGAGCATTCCAAAATATTTCTTGCAAAATCTTGAGCACTACTTTTACTAAATTGATAGTATAAAGTTTTTACTCCTTCCTCCCAAGCATATAAATACAATTGATTAATCTGTTTAGCAGATACTGATGGGTCAATCATTAGGTTTAGTGACTGTGACTGATCAATATACTTTTGTCTTTGTGCTGCCTGCAAAACAAGTTCTTTAGGTGTAATCTCAACAAAAGATTTAAATACAGCTTTGGTAGGAAAGTTTAAGTGTTGGACACTACCATCTTTTTTTAAGATAGACTTCCAGGTCTTATCTGTATTAAGATCATACTTATCAAGCTCTGCCTCTAGAAAAGGGTTTTTATACACTGTTTTAGATTTAGCAAGATCCTTAATAAAATAATTAGACTTGATAGGCTCTATACCCATAGACACAGCACCATGTATAAAAGAACTAGACTTTGTAGGAGCTATAGCCATAAGAGTAGTATTAGCATAACCTTCTCTCAAAGATCTGTATCCCCATGCACCATGCAACTTTCTTGATGCAATTTCACTTCTATCTTTTAGAGTCCTAAATATTTCTGAGTTAAGTTGTTTAGCTTCAAGTGACTCAAACTCTATTAACTTAGATTGAAATAAAGAATGGTATCCTAACACACCTAAGCCAATTGCTCTATGTTTCTCAGCAAAATTAAAGGCTCTCTTCATCCCAGGCATTGTCTCTGCTTTAATAATAAACTCATCCATTACTGCATTTAAAAAGTATACATATGTTTGTATAGCATCTGTTTCTTTTATTTCATCCCAATGTAAAAGGTTAATAGATCCTAAACAACAAACAAAAGAGTTATAACTATCTGTTGGTAATTGTATTTCAGAACATAGGTTAGATGCTGTAATATCTAAACCTAGATCTTTATATGGAGAATTGTTATTAGAATTATCTTTAAACATTATATAAGGATAACCAAACTCAGATCTACGTTGTATGATTTTAGCCCACACTTTACGTTTTTTTCTGTCTCCTTCTTTCATTTCTTCCATCCACTTATCTGTGACAGTAATACCATACTGTAGGTTCTGTATAGGATTGCCTTCAGTACCTATGTCTAGAAACTCTTCTATGTCAGCATGCTCTACAGGTAAGTACACTGCACATGCACCACGTCTTGCCTCAGACTGTTTACAAACATCTACAACTGTATCATACATTCTAGCATAATGTATAGGGCCATCAGCATGACCACCTGTAGATATTTCACTTCCTCTAGGTCTAATGTTTCCAAGGTATGCACTTGTTCCTCCACCATACTTAGACATCATTCCAATTTCACGGCCTGCATTAAGTATACTATCTAAGTTATCATCTATGTTAGAACCATAACAACTAATAGGTAGTCCTTTCTGCTTGCCAAAGTTAATCCATACAGGAGTAGACAGAGAGAAAAAACCTCTTGCCATATAATCCTCAAACTTTTCAGCAAAGCCTTTGATGTTTAAATATTTTTCTGCCTTGATGGCAATGTCTTTAATTCTTTGTTCAGGTGTTTCTGTTATATATCCTCTTGATAAGAAGGTTCTGCTATCATCATTTAGCCAGTAATACTTTTTATATTCCATATTGGTTTTTTTAAAAGAGATCATCTAAGGTGATACTCTTGCTTTTTTTATTATAGTCTACACTCTTTTTGTAAAAGAAGTCTCCCTCTTTTGTTCCAGTGATTTCTATGTCAAACCACTCTACTGATTTCAATAAATCTTCATTGACATTAAAGATTGGTTTCATACCTATCTTTTCTAATGAATTATTAAATCTATTTTTTATAAAGTGACGTATAGTTTCTTTAGGTAAGAAACTTAATTCACCTTGCTCAAATATCCAATCAAGGATACCACACTCTGCTTCATATGCTTTTCTACATGCAGAATCAATAAGCTCTTCAAACTCTGAGTCAAACCATTCAGGGTTTTCTTTTTTAATAATATTAATTATCTCAGCACCAAAGTTACCGTGTATCTCTTCCTCTTTACTGGTAGCTTCAACAACGTTAGATATACCTTTGAGTACATTCATTTCTTTGTTAAAACTCATCATAATTAAGAACTGACTAAATAAACTTACATGCTCTATAAATAAAGAAAATAACAATACAGATTTAGTATACATTTTGTTATCTCTAGATCTAGTACCATCTAGATACTTTCTTAAGTACTTGATTCTGTTTGCAATAGCAGGTTCTTCTACAACATTTTTAAACTCATCTTCAAGACCAAGGATTCTAAGCAGTCTTGCATAAGCATCTTTGTGTCTTACCTCTGACTCTGCAAAGGTAAAGCCTACATCTCCTACCTCAGTGATTGGCATTCTTTTATATAGGTCTCCCCAGAATGTTTTGACATTAACTTCAATCTGAGCAATTGCTAGCATTGTTTTCTTTATAACATCTTTCTGGTTAGAGTTTATATTAATTTTAAAATCTTGTATATCTTCAGTAAAATTAAATTCTGTATCAATCCAATAAGAATGTCTAATAGCATCTTTATATGCTAATAGTTGTGGGTATTCATATGGCAGGATATTTACTCTAGGTTCAAAGATGTTTTTCATAATAGTAATTTATAAGGGTTAAAAAAGCTGCACATCCACTGAAGAGTTGTGCAGCTACTTGGTATATATAATGTAATAAATTTTGATTAGACAGAAAAGTCTAAGCCAGCAATTTTACATAAGTTATTGTAAAAAAAATAAATCCTAATTCCAGGCCACCTATTGAACGGTACTGTTCATCACTACAAAGTACTTCACAATTAATGATTCTAATACCAAATAAAGTTTCTGTAGGAAGAAATTCAATGTTTAATTTATGTTTGAAATTAAGATGATTTATTTTATCCATATGTTATATGTTAAGGGTTAATGTTTAATTTAGTGATTAAAATTTTGTATATTATATACATAAGTTTGATCTCTAAGCTTTACAAAGATAGCATTAATATGTGTCAATGAGTTGCTTAAGTGATACAAAATTTGTATATTATTTATATAGTGTAAAAAATAAGGTTATTATGTTTAAAAAATTTATAAATGTATTATGGACATATAGTGCTCAAGATTATTGGAGAGCTGTATGGTCTAAAACATCAGTTGATGAAAAAGCTGAAAAGACTTTGGTAGAAATAGTTAAACGCTATAAGCTTACAGCTGCTGAGTTAGCTGATGTAGGTAGAGCAATCAAAGAAGTTGGTAGTCAACTTGGAGACCTTGGTGGTGCAGTTAAAGGTAAAGCCAGAAAAGGTAGAAAGAAAAAAGAGAGTAAGTAATGGCCAAAATATTAACGGGGAATTATGTTAAACCTTCAAGAAGGAAAAGACCAGGCATACACTCAAAGACAAAAGCTTCTAATTTAAAAGGGAGTAAAAATTATTTAAAACAATATAAAGGTCAAGGAAGATGAGAAATATTTGTATACTAATTAAGTGGTTAACCTTTGGCAAAGTTTGCTTGGGGCATTGTAAAAAGGAAGTTTGTAAAAAATCTAAATGTAAAGACTAATGGACTGGCAACTAGAGATAGCATTTCACTGGCCTCACAATAGATTTGCATTAGGTTGGGAATATATTGCAAAAGATGAAGAGTATGATTATAGTACAATTAAATTGTATCTAGTAATAGCAACATTAACTTTTGATTATTAAAAAGAATAATGGGTAAGAATAAAAATAGTTTAGTGGTAGGAAAGCTTTCAAGACAAAAGTCAAAACTTCTTATGAGATCAGGCGGTGAATTAGCTGAGATGGTAATGGGAAGTATTGAAAAGTTTTCTAAAGGGGGAAAGAAAAAACTAGGTGGAGGAACGCATAATACATATAGTGGTAAAAGCAAAAAGAAATGAACATTTTAACTGACATACTAAGTTTAATTAAACGTGGAGTATATGCTGAGAAAGCAGGGGTTAATGATGTTTTAGTTTTAGGTGTCAATGAAGAACCTGAAATGACAGGTGTGGCATCTCCTATACCATATAAAAGTGTTAAGCTTATAAAAGTAAAAGATTTTAAGGTTGCTGCTTCTAACTGTGAGTATAAAAACTCTCCTACAGTTCCTGCATCAGGTACTGGACAAGTATATCAGAAAACTGATATTGATGCAACAACACAAGCCTGCACTGTTTTTTTTAGATCTCTAAAGTCAATGAGCAGCAACCTAACTCTTGCAACATCATCTGATGATAATTATATAGAAATAACAACAGAGGGTGAGCCAAATCTTGCAGCTAATGTTGGAAGTGGAGCAGAAGTATGGAAAAATAAAGTTGGTGAAACATTAAACTTTAGAAGTATAGTACAGGGAAGCAATATAAGTGTAGCACAAAGTACAAATGAAATATCACTTAGTGTTCCTGCAGGTGGAGGTTTAAGCCTAACTACAACCGGAACATCTGGAGCAGCAACATTAAGCAGTGGTGTTTTAAATATCCCCAACTATGCAACAGGCGGTGGTGGTGGTATGACAAGCTTTAATGTATATGATGAGAATCCAGGTGGTGCAGGACCAGGCTTTACTGTAAATGATTCAGATAATGTTTTATTTTGGGGACGTAATGGAGTAGGAACAATAACTGGTGTTCCTTTAGGTTCAACAGCTAATCCTAAGTCAGTAGCAGTAGGATTAGATCATTATTATAAAGCATATGTATGTAAGATAAGTCAAAGTCTTACTAATGACCCAACAGAGACTATAGTATATAATGACACAGGATTAACATTAACATGGTCAAGAGTGGGTATAGGACAATATAGAGCAACTTGGTCTACACCAATAACTGCTGGAGATGACTTTGTAATAAACCCTATGCCAGTATTTAAAAATGCTCCTAACAGTATAAATGTAATTGCGGCTACTAATTCTAGTTTTACAGTAGTTACTAATAAGCTTGATTTAAATTTAGCACCTGAAGAAGATAGTGTATTAGAAAATACACCAATAGAAATAAGAATTTATCAATAAAATTATGCCAAACTTTATAACAAAATTATTTTCAAGCGGAGCAACTAAATTAGTTGAAGGAATAGGTGGTGTCTTAGATGAGCTTATTACTTCTAAAGATGAAAAGCTAGCAGCTGAATTAAAGATAAAAGAATTAGTAGCAAAACATGAAGCAGAAATGGAAAAAGAAATTTCTTCTAGATGGGCTGCTGATATGACCAGTGATAGCTGGCTATCAAAGAATGTTAGACCTATGGTTCTTATTTTCTTAGTAGTGTCAACAGTATTATTAGTATTTATAGATGCAGGAGTAATTGAGTTTGAAGTAAAAGCTAGTTGGGTAGATCTACTACAACTGGTTTTAATAACAGTAATAGGAGCCTACTTTGGTGGAAGGTCAATTGAAAAAGTTAGAAAAAATAAAGATGGGAAATAAGAAATCAAGAAATAAAAAACGCATGCAAGCATATGCTAAAGGAGGTGGTCTTATGGGCTATACTACAGGTGGTAGTGTTTTGGATGAAAAACAACTTGGTGGAATAGTTAAAGCTGTTAAACCTTTTATAAAGAAAGCTGCAAGTAAACTAAAAAAAATCTATACAGACTATAAAGGAACAACTTATGATCCAAAGTTATTAGAAAATACAGGATATGCTAGAAAAGTAGATCTTGAACAAGGAATTAAAAATAGAAAACAAGCAACGGGATCAAATTAATATTAACAATTTAAAATTAGAAATTATGGGAAAAGCAAAAGTAGTAAAGTATCAAGGTGGAGGTGGATTCACTTACGGAGCAGGAGATGGTGACATTACTCCACAAAAAGCAAACATGGAATCAATGGCCAAAGGTGGTGGTTTAATGGGCTTCACAACTGGTGGGGGTGTCATGGACGGAATGATGGATAAGAAAGGAAAAGGTGGTGGTACCGGAAAAGGTAATGCTAGAAAAAACAAACCACCAGGTAGTAGACTGGCTTATGACGCACTATAAAAAATGCCAGCTAAAAAGAAATCAGCTTCTAAGAAGAACTGGATAAAAGGAGCAATTAAAAAGCCAGGTGCTTTAAAAGCTACTGCTAAAAGAGCAGGGGCAATGAAAGCTGATGGAACTATTAAGAAAAGCTGGCTTAGGGAAAAGGCAAAAGGGACTGGTAAGACAGCACAACGTGCTAGGCTTGCTTTAACTTTAGGTAAAATGAAAAAATAATATGAATAATAGAACTCAATGTATATGTGGAAACACTCAGAATCCTGATGGACTCTGTGATGGATCACATCTACTTAATAAATAATAATCATGGCAAAAAAAATATCATTCCCAATGGGAGACGGTAAAGTAGAGAATGGGTACTATAACCCTACTTCTGTATATCAGAAGACTTTACAAAAAAGAAATGCAAAAGCAGTAGCTAAAAGACAAAGACTTGCAAAAGCAGGAATCAAATGTGATATGGATTCTACTAGAGCAGCTGAGCCTGTTCAATCTAAAGCTTTTAGAAACGGATATAGAAATAGTTAAAAAATAAAACATGGCAATATTAACAGCACAACAAATAAGTCAAGCTGGTTTGGAACCTACAACGGTTACTCCGGCTGCAGGTGGTGATACACTTGCAAATACAGCAGTTCAATTTTTTCATGTGGCTAATGGTGGAGGAGTAGCTATGACAGCTACAGTTGTACCAGTAGTGACAACAGTTGTAGATCCTTTATTGGGTACACTGAAAAAAGAAAATGCAGTACTCAGCTTAGCGGCTGGTGAAGAAGGTTTTTTAGGACCTTTTGAAGTTGATGCATTTAATGATGTCAATGGTAATATAACAATAACATGTTCAGCAACAGCTAGTGTGAAACTATCTGCACTGTACTTATAAATAAAAAACAATGGGATCATTATTACAAGATGTAATTGGATTATTTTCCAAAAAGAAATATGCACCAAAACCATATGATGTAAACAAAGAAGGTAAGGAAGACTACCTAGTACTATCTACAAAACAAGATAGTTCTTTAAACGTTATGGCATATTTACCTAAGTTAGATCAAGAGTTAATCTCTATATTTGACTTAGCCACAGCAATCAATGGTGCAGGAAATACTACTTATGATTTTGCTAATGCTGACCTAGGTGGAAAAACAAACCTAAATCTTACTGGTTCAGATGGTACTGTAGATACAGTAAGTCTTGTAGGAGGAACAGGTGTTACTATTGCAAGCACAGGATCTGATGTTGAGTTTAGTGTTACAGCAGGAACTTATGTAGAATGTACAGGAACCAACACTGCTAACGCAATACCTATGTGGAACGGGGGTACTTGTTCTCTTGATGATAGTAATATTACTTATGATGGCAACAACATGTACATTTTGGAGTCTGGTAAAAAATTCCAAGTAGGTTGGTTAAATATGTCAACTTCAGGAGTTATAGATACATCTAATGGTACAGGAGCAGTTGGTCAAGTTCTTACAGTAGCTGCTAGTGGTCAATTAGAATGGACTACAAACGGTACTGGTTCTATGAGCTCATGGAATGTAGGTGGTGAAGGTGGTTTTTCAGTAACAGATGGAGAAAGTGTTTTATTTATAGGAGGAGCAAAGCTTACTTCTATAGCTAACAATGGAAATGAATCAGTTACATTTAGTCATAATAATACAACTAGAGTTGACACAAACTCAGCAGTATCACCTGCTGCAGGTGGTACATTTACAGTAGTAGATTCTATTACACAAGATGCTACAGGTCATCCCACGGCAGTTAATGTTAAGACAGTAACTTTACCAAACCCATCTGATGATAATACAACATATGATCTTACAGGTGCAGCAAACGGTTCTAGCTATGAAGTAAAATTAACAGGATCAGATGCAACAGTAGATACAATATCATTTAATCCAGGAGGAGGTGTAACTCTAACTGATGAAGGAGGTAATAATGTTAAAATTAATGTTCCAGAAGGAACGGTTACTAGTGTATCAGGAGGTTTAGGAACAACTGTAACAGGAACTGGAAGTGTAGCTCCAGTAGTGAATATAGATTACGCAGGAAATGATAATGCAATAATTATTGCACCAACAACAACCCCAGTAGCAGATGATTATATATGGTTTAGTGATACTAGTGATAATGGTGATATTAAAAAAGGATTAATATCAAACCTTCCAGGAGGAAGTGGTGGAGTAACTCAAATTGTAGCAGGTACTAATGTAAGTATAAGCCCATCAGGTGGTACGGGTGTTGTTACTATAAACTCAACTGATAACTTTAGTGGTACAGTTACTTCTGTAACAGGAGGAACAAGTACTTTTATAACTAATACTGTAGTGAACCCTTCAACTGTTCCAGTACTAACATCTACGTTAAGTGCAACCGGGACAGCAAACGCAACTTCTTTTTTAAGAGGAGACAATGTTTGGGCAACTATTCCAGGTGGTGATACAACATACAACTTAGGTGTACCAGCAGCTACTACACAAATTAATTTAAATGGGAGTGACGGAACAAATACTCCTGTAACTATAACAGGTGGAACTAATGTAACAGTTACCAGAACTTCTGGTACTGAGCTTACAATAGATTCTACTGATCAATATAGTGGTACAGTTACAACTGTTTCTTCTACCACGGCAGGTGATGCATTAGACGTTGCAGTAACAAATCCTACAACAACTCCTGATTTAGCATTTACTTTTGCAGGTGCTGCAGGAGATTATATTAATGGTCTAGGTAATTTAGTTACTTTTCCATCAATACCTTCAGTTCCAGCAGACATAGTTAATACAGTAACCACAACAGATGGTAACTTTATTGACCTTACACCAGATGCAGCAGTAACTGGATCAGTAACAGTAACAGCTGATCTTTCAGCAACAGGTACTGCAGATGCTACTACATATTTAAGGGGTGATAATACTTGGGCTGCTATTCCTGCAGGGGGTTCAGTAACAAGTGTTGGTGCTACAACAACAGGTGATGCTTTAAATGTAGCTAACTCACCTATAACAAACAATGGTACACTAGCTTTCTCATGGACAGGTGATGCTACACAATATATAAATGGAGCGGGTGATAAAGTTTTATTAAGTACATTACCTCAAGGTGCAGTAACAAGTTTGACAACAACTGGAACAAGTGGAGCATCAACGTTGAATTCAGGAGTTTTAAATATACCTAATTACGCTAATACACAAAATTCTTTAACTACAACAGGAACTGGTGCTGCAACACTTGTTGGTACTGTTCTAAACATACCTACTCCAGTTATACCATTTACAAGTTTAACTACTACGGGTAGTTCAGGTGCAGCTACATTAAATAGTGGAGTTCTTAATATACCTCAGTACGGTGGAGGAAGCACATATGGAGCAGGCCCAGGTTTAATACTTAATACTACACCAACCCCTGATCAATTTGAATTAGATTATGTTGGAACAGATAACTACATATACCGTCAGCCTACAAAATCAATTACTTCAGCTGATTTCTTACCATGGACAGATGCTGCTGCAACTCCAAATGTATTTAAAACATCACCTGCAGCTATTATTAATGCAGGTCTGTCTTTAACAACTACAGGTTCAAGTGGTGCTGCAACATTAAGTTCATCAGGAGTATTAAATATCCCACAATATTCTGGAGGAGGTGGTGGTTTTACTAGTTTTGATATAACAGATAATACTACTACACAAACTATAACTAGTGGTTCTACTATAGAATTTACCAAAGCTAATCTTGCTTCAACTGAAGGTGGTCTTACAATTGCTGTAAGTGCAACTGATAAAGTAACAATAGGTGTAAATGCTTTAGGTACTGATAACTTAATTTTATCTAGACCAACTACTACAGTTCAGAATACTGATTACTTAATGATCAGTGATACTAGTGGTGGAAATCAATTAATAAAGCAACAAATTTATTTAATGCCTGGTTATTACAGCGGTTTTATGGCTAGAGGTAATGGTATAACTGCAGGAAGTAGTCTTGTAACAAGTGAACAAGGATTAAATATTGCAGGAGGTACAGGTTTAAGTACAATTGCTAGTGAATCAACACCAGCTGGACAGGAAACTCAAAAGAAAATACAAATAAATATAGATGATACTGGTGTAACAGCAGGAGCTTATACTAATGCAAACATCACAGTAAATGCTCAAGGGCAAATTACAGCAGCAGCTAATGGTTCTGGTGGTGGTGGAACAGTAACTAGTTTAACAACTACTGGAACAACCGGGGCAGCAACACTAAACTCTGGAGTATTAAATATTCCTCAGTATGGTGGTATAAATGCTGTTAACTTACTATTAGGAACAAGTACTGGAGCTCCTTTGACAACTTCTGTAGCTTTTAATGCTTTAAATATTACATCAAATGCATTTGCAGGAGGAACTAAAGTTGGTCATGTACCATCATATGGTTCTGATCCAGGAAACCAAAAGTTCTATTTAGATGCAACAGGAACCTGGAGTAATCCAAGTTCTGCCGTAGCTCCACAATCAGGTTGTGGTGTAAAAGTTACTTCAGGCACTAATGTATTAGATATATATTATGGAGATGGTGTTGCTACTACTAGTAATGTAATTACTTGTGCAACCCTTGGAACAAAAGAAGTTTTTGATATACAAACTGATCATATTTTATATAATGATAAAGATGTAGGTGGTACAAACGTTGATGTAGCTAAAAAAATAGTAGTAAAAGATGTATTTGATAGATATGTGTCAAGATCAACTGCACCACTTTCAAATGCATGGTGTAGAGTTATTACTGGGCAAACTGGTTTTAATGCTCCTGCTAATCAAGGTAGATCAGCTATAGGAACACTAACAGCTACTTCAACAGGAGCTAATGGTGTAACTTTATCTTGGACAAAAGCTTTATCTGGTGTAAATTATGCGGTTGTAGTTACTAGTGAAAATATCTCTACTCCAATTTGGTGTGCTGTAAGAGGAAAGACAACAACAAGTTGTATTATTACTACTAAGAATATGCAGAGTGGTGTTGATGTAAACAGCCAAGAAGTAAATGTAGTAATTTATGATACATCTTTAGACACAATATAAAAAAAACTAATAAGTTTGTAAAAAAGAAATAAAATGAGTGTATATATACAAGAGGTCTTAGGCCTACTAAAGAGAAACAAAAAGAAACTAATCCTTGATAAACAAAAGGATCATTTTGAATTTGGTAAACTATTTCAAAATAGTTCTTTAAACAATGCTGGTACTTATGGTCCCAGGATGGAACCATTTGTAGTAAAGTGGGGTGATCTTGTATGTCAAGCAACAGAAAATCTAACAAGAACTCAAATTGGTTCAGGTGTTTTAGGTAGAGTACCTGTATATACAAGACCAGAAGGATCATGTACATGGGATACTTTGATGGATTCTATTATTACTCAGAATGCAATTGGTGATACTATTACTATTAACAATGGTAATTTAATAGTAGACTTACAATTAACAGCTGGTTCAGCAAATATATTAGATCTTACTAATGACCGTGTGGTTATTGTAGGAGTTAATGGTGAGCTTGAAGATGATGCTAATTTTACAATGGATGGTACAACGTTTACAGCTAATGTAGATGTAGTGCATGGAACTGATGTACCAGCAGGTACTCCAGCTCAAACAACAAGAATAAACTCTAATCTTAAACTAGAAGGGCCTGTATATGATTCACTTGGAGCATTAGGTGGATTAAATAAAGTGCTTGTAGGTTTAGCAGATGGTAGAGTAAAGTGGCAAGATGATGATGTGGTTGAAGCATTAACATATGGTTCACTATGGCAAGGAGATGCTACTAATTATAAAGTAGAGTTGCCTATTGGCACTGTAGATCAGATTCTTATTTCTGATGGAACTACTTTTGCATGGCAAGATAATCCTGCAGCAATTGTAGGAGAAATATGTAGTGTATATAGAATTCCACTATGGACCCCTGATTCAAACACTTTAGGATGTTCATTACTTATTCAAGATGGAAACTCAGGTACACCAGCTACTCAAATTACTAATGATGGTAAGCTTAAACAAACAAAAGAACTATATTTAGATACTGTAATACAAAATGATGCACTTACACAAGTTTTAGTAAGAGATACAGGTGCTGCTAATGAAGTTAAGTTTAGAGATGCATCAACAATAATTCCTCAAAGAGGATTTGATACATTAACAATGACTGCTAATGGTGGAGCAGCCGGTAAATGGACTCAGACTTTTTTAAATGCATATATAGCTTTAGATTTATCTAAGTTTGCATTTATTGACATTAAAGGGATGGATAACTTAACTGATGGAGAACATGGTGTGGTTATAGCAGAAAATGTTCAGTCAGGATCTGCACTACCAGATAATGTTATTAGATTTCCTGATGGATGGGGTACTGTGGGTAATTTATTTGATAATACAGTTACATGGACTCCAGGTGTAGATAACGGTTACCCAACCTCAAGCCTTTTATTTGGTGAGTCACTAAAACTTAGTTATATTAATTATGATATTCCAGGAGGCAACAATATGTTATACTGGGATGCATGTTGTAAGTCAACTTCAGCAAATGCATGTCCTGTAGCTAATAATGGCTCTATTATAATTGATGAAGATACTTCTGTAGGTGGTACAGTAGTAGCAAATGATGATGGTTTTGGTGGATATGGTTTAACATATACACTAGTTACTCCAATACCGGCTGGTCAAGGTTCAGTAACTCTTGATGCTGCAACAGGTAATTGGGTTTATACACCTACTCTTAATTATTTTGGTGTTACCTCTTTTCAATGGAAAGTAAATGATGGTTATTGTGATAGTAATATTGCTACACAAACTATAACCCTAAGAGCAATAGCAGATCCAGTTATCTGGACATCTACTGATCCGGTTACAGCTAATACATATCCTAATTTAACAGGTGGTGATACTTGGACTTATACATGGACAGTAGCAGATCAAGATACACCATGTAATCAATTAAGTTTTACTACACCAAGTTTGCCGTCATGGTTAACTTTTACTAATAATGGAAATTGTACAGGAACTTTAAGTGGGACTGTGCCAAGTGCGGGAGGTAGCTTCCCAGTTGTATTAAATGTAACTGACAATGATGGTAGTTCTGACACACAAACTTTTACAATTGGTGGATTAGGTGTTACAGTAAATACATATTTCCAATACTGGAGTGATACTTCAGGATCTATGGTTAGTACAATTAGAAGAACTGCTAAAATGGCAAGTGTTCCAGAAGTAATTACTAGAATAACTGATAGTAATACTGGAAGCGGAACAACTACTATAAGGTTTGGAAATACTGTACAAGCAAATTTAATTAGTGGTAGAGTTAATGCAGCAAATGGTCAAACAGCAAAATCATTTTATTGTGTTGCTGTAGGTATGACTGTTGTAGGTGTTGGAGCTGCAGCTGCTAGAGTTCCAGCAGGAACAACTGTAGTATCTTATACAGATGGGGGAATACCTAATCAAGCTACGGCAATATTAAGTAATCCGCATACTCTTAATCAAAATGATATTGTAAAATTTGATATAACAGATGCTATGATGGCTGCAGATTATACTAATCCAGCTAACTTTAGAAACTTACTTCAAGATTTCTATCAGACAGGTGGAACTGAAGCAAGTGGAAATACAAACGCAGCAACAAATGGACGTGATCAATTTAATTCACACGTTTATTGGAGTCATCAGAATTCAGAAAGACAGATAGCATTCTTCTCTGGAGGTGAAAATGGAACTCCAGCAGATGGAACTAACTATAATACAATTTGGCCAAGTGCTGATAGAGTACAATTCCTTTGTTTTGCTGATGAATCAAGTCAATATAATATGGCAGGTACTGGTACTGGTACATGGGCAGATAGGGCTAATAGTACAGTAACTACTATAACAGATGACGTAACAACTGTTAAAGGTTTTATTAGTAACATGGTAACGGCAGCAGGTAATAATTCTATATACAGAGGTATATTTTTCCCAGTTGATTATAACACAGGTCCTAACGGAGTACAACTTAATCCTTTATTGGCTAATGACGGTTTAATGGCAACTGGTGGTTTAACTGCAAATGGATTTGCATATGCACCACAAGCTTCTGCATACAATACAACAACACAAACGTTGTATCCAGAGTCATCAGGATCTCCAACTTATTTAACTTATACAGCAGAAGTAGCTGACGGTAATACTAATCAATATTACTATAATCAAGTAAAAGCTGCATTGAACAATAGTGGATATACATTATAACAATTAAAAAAATAAAAAAATGGGAGTACAATTTAATACATCAGAATCATCAAGTCTTAATGCAGAGTATCCAAAAGATATGGCAATGCCAAACCAATATGGATTTGGTGGATTAGAAGTACATGCAGTTATTTCAGCTGCTACTACAAATCTAGGCTTTATAAAAAAAGGATCTGGTTCAGTCTATGGAATTAATTTACATAACAAAGCTGCAGCCCCTGCTTATCTAAGAATATTTGACAAAGCTTCAGCTCCAGTAGATGCTGATATACCTTTAGTAACATTGACAATACCTGCAGTAGGTTCTCTAGCTATGGAGTTACCTATTGGGTTAAGGTTTAAACTTGGTTTAGGTTTTAATATTACAGCTGCTGCAACAAATGGAAATGCAACTGCAATAGTAGCAGAAGATGTTGTTGGTGGAATACTTTGGAGATAATGAAACTTTTAAATAAATATTTAAGAGGTAAAGAGTGGTTAGCTGACCAGTATAATAGAAACAGAAAGGTTGAAGATCATAAATCTGTAGAAGAATTTAATTCATCAGAGAAGTTAGCAGATGAAATTTCTTTTAGATTGCTAGCAACTAAGAACCACCCAGATTACGAATGGTTAAAAGAAGTTTTAGCTAGTCATCATTAGAATATTTCTTATCTTCTTCTAATTCTTTTTGTAAACATGCAAGAGCACGCCAAGCAACTTTAGCAGTATGACGAATACCATCATCATCAATAGTTCCTGCATCCATTAAATGTCTAGTCAATGCATCTAAGTCATCATTAGACTTGCTACGGTCCCAATGCAAAGGTTTATCAGGGTGATGTTGTTTGTTGCCAGCTAACGACACCTTAGCAATTTCCATAATAGCATCAGGAAAATATCTTAATACACCAGTAAAGACTGGTCTTTCTTTTCTTTCTTTAGAATTCATGTGTTATTCTTTTTTATGAGGAGGAAAATTGTAATTTTTTTTATTGAGCTTGTAGTCTATAACAAATCCTATAGCTACTATAACATGCAGGCCTATACTAGTTAATATTTCATATAGGTCCTGATAGTTATGTATTGATAAATGAATATGTCCAACTATCCAAAAAGGAATTGCAAGTTGTTGACTAATCCATACAATTGTAAATATTATAAATCTTTTCATAGTAAAAGGAAGGGAGCCCAAGATCCAAGAATGCATAAACTTAGATCTTGAGTTGGTTTAAGTCTCCCAGTTATTTAATCAATATCAGCTTTACTACAAAGATAAAAGCATAGAACACATACCACAAGAAAAAACACAGTGTTTATCATCTACCCATGTATACATCTTGAACTAATATAGAGTGGCTTATATCCTCATCTATTTCTATTGCATTGTCTGTATCAGTCATACTAATACCAAGGTCAGTGTTATCTGTATTTAATTCAAAAGTGTTTAGACCTGATAAATTATTATTTACACACTCTACCATCATAAAGTCATGAAAGTTTTGTTGATCTGCTAGCCAATCCCGTGGATGTGCTTTCTTTAATGCATGTGTAATATGATTATAAAATGTCCAAGCACTGTTTTCTAAGGTCCCATAATCATATGATCCCTTATTCATTTCACTCTTAACACAAGACATTTGTTGTGAGTCAAGTAAATCTTCTTCAATAAACAATCTACCAACAAGCTCAGACTGTTGACTACAATCTAAAGTTGTAAGCTTCATTGATTCTTTATCTTGTAAGATACGTTTATAGTACTTTTCAGCATTCTTAATCTGATCTGCTAAATGTACTTTAACATCATAATCAGCTGACCCAGTATGTTTTCTTTTAAAGTTCATCATATCACCTGCTACCATACCATTGTAACATACTGCTACATAGGCACCAACAGCACATTGAAAACGTGTGCTTTTGTCATATGAATTAGTCCAGGCAAACATCATCCCAAGTTCTTTCTCATTGATGATTTCTTCATCAGTTGTTTGAGAAGGGTAGATATGATATATGCCTTGTGCTACATTGGCATTCATGTTTGCTCTATATATTTCTTTTTCTATTGTAAATCCACTACTAGCTAAAAGCTGTAATGTATTGTCTATCACGGATTTATGTGATACTACTGTATATGTCTTACCATGATTAGGTAAGCTTGCATTTTCTAAATGCCATTTAGTTGTTTCTTTTGGTTTTGTATAACCCATAATTATAAACTTTTAAAGTGTAAAGATAATAAATTTAATGGAATAAAAAAGGGAGAGTTGTAAAAAACATTTAATAAATTGTTGTTTGGCAGTATGCCTACTCTCCCTTTTCTAAAATAATTTTAATTGATTTGTTGACACAGAGAGAATAGAATTTATCTCAGACTCAATTGCTTGCATATAGTAACCTTTATTGATGTTATATGTCTCCCACTTGGGTTCCACAACCATCTCATTGTATACTGTCTGCAGCCACCGGCCTGCTTCTAATTGTATTTCTCTTGCATCTGATTTATTTACTTTGATTATTTTCACTCCATCCTTAGAGATAAAGTATCTATTTATTTTCTGAAGTTCTTCTTCATTTAGTTTACCATCCTTAATCTTTCTAGCAACTTGTTTCCAGTTACCCTTAGATTTACCACCTATACAATAATCTAGAATGTTTTTATTCTCATCTAGATAGTCTTCAGGTAGCTTATCATTAACAAAGTATTGATAGATAGCTTTTGGTATAACTAATTTGGACTTATTCTTATGCAATTGTAAATCATGAAAATCAAAACGTCCCTTAAGTTTAACAGGAGCATAACTAAATTTATCATTCTCTACTTTAAATAAGTAATGAGGCTGACTCTGTTTAATTTCTCTCCATTTGGTAATGTCAACTTCTATAAACTCATTAACGCCTATATAATTGTTGACATCAGCTAATACAAGCTTCTGATATTTATCATGTTCAAGATTAAGATTGGTTGTTTCCTCCCATTCTTTACATATTTGCATGTATTCATCTATATAATCCCTAGGTATAATAGTCTCAACACCATCTGTGTTTTGCAATAAAGCTACAGCACCGGGTATTCTTTCCATTATCTGTTCATATAACATCATAAGACTAAGTTGACCATTAATTGTTATTCTACAGAACAATTCAGGATCATAAAAGAAGCTCTTATCATCATTGCTAAGGCCAAATGTTGAGTTAAGTATAATCTTATATACATAATTCATTGGATTACTCTTAGGAATCTTCTTACGTTCTGTAAAGAACCATTCATACTGATCACAAAATGCTTCTTTAGGAAAATGTCCAGGAGACCACTTATTCTTTATAGCTAAGTTAGGATAATAACTAGTAACATCTGAAGACATTATAATCATATCATCTGTGCTTTCATAAACACCTTTCTTAGCTGCACCGTGAACACCACCTGTGCCAAAATGAGTCTTTACATTCTTATAGTTTACATGATACTTAAAACTACCTTTAAGGTTGTCTGCATTAACTTCTAAAGATTTAAATCTATTTAATAAAAGATTAAAATCAGCAGATGTAAATTTAACATAAGGAAGAATAATGTCTGATATTTTAATTATATCTCTTTTAGTCCTCATAGTTCTAAGGTCACGCTTCTGTATATTAAGTTTCTGCATTAAGTAATAACCAAAGAGTTCTTTACTTATTCTTGGTTCTGATGCACTGAATAGGTTAATACCATATGTTTTAGTAAGTTCTTTCCTAAGTCTTATTTGAGACTTAGATCTATTGTATATTTCTTTAGTTGACTTCACATCATTAATACAATACTCTATAATTGTATCTATCTCAGCTTGTGTAGTTATCTTTGTCTCATGGTGAATAGGCATATCAAGAATGTTTTGCCAATCCATACTATATTGTATCCATTTAAGACTAGAACGTTTAGCCGGGTTATCCCAATGATGCATTTTAAATATATCTATTTGCATTATCTGCATCTTCCAAGGTGCATACTCTGCAAACTGTTTATTATTAGAAGCCTCAATAGTTTTTTGTGCATAGGCATATATAATCTCAGCTATCTCTGATCCACTTAGGTCAGACCACATGAAGTGGTTATCTAATATATAGTGAGTGATCTGTGAATCAAAAGCTAATCCATTATAGGATATATGCCACTCTTTGTTATTAATATTACTTTCTAGAAAATGAACTAATATATCTAAATCATTTTGCAGGTTATGAATTACAAAAACTTTAGTTTCCTGAGTTTTGTAATGTTCAAATACGCCTGTAAAACAATTAGATAAAGTCTCATAATCCATTACCCAATGTTTCTTCATACCTTTTGTTTATATTTACCCATTATACCACTATGTTTTCTAGGATTACCATATTTCTTAGTTCTCTTATCAACATATTTGTATTTCTTTTTTTCTGGATATTTAGAGACAGTACACATACTTTCTCCAAACATCATTGCAAATGTATTATATTCTTTAGTCTCAGGATTATAGCCAGGAAGTCTATTTCTTTTCATCCTTGACATTCTTAAGAGTAATTTCTTTAGCTTCTAAAACAAGATCCATAATACAATCATATATTTGTTCTATACCATCACTACCACCTCTTTTCATTTTTTTATTTATTTCTCTTTCATATAAGTCAACAGTTTTAATCACGTGTTTGATTTTCTGTTTAACTTGATGGGTATGTTTATACTGCAGGCCATGTGCTATTTCTCCCATACACTTGGTCATTGCTAATAGGATATTTATATCCATTATATCTGAATCAGTTAATTCTGCCATGTAATTTATTTATTAGAGCCAAAAAAAGCCCAAATCAATGAGCTTTTCTTTTTAAGTCAATAGAGTCAACCAAGAACTATTGACCAGGTAATATAATCTTGGAAGGTTCAGTCTTTTTTAAGTCTACAAAGAATTCATCTACTTTAAAATGTTCTGCATTTATTGCAAACATATGAATAAATGTTTCTATATCAGCTCTATCACTAAGATAGAACTCAGAAAATGTATCTACTAATCTTCTTTCTTCTTTATGTGTCTTACCAGTTTGTGGATTAGGTTTCTTAAGTCTAATTGGTTGCCCATCATCATCTAACTTTGGGACCATATGATAAGATTGTTTCATTACTTTACTGATGACTGCTAAGATGCCTGACGCAGGGTCAAACATAGCTTCTGTGTATGGTGAGTCCATGCTCACTGGAATTAATGTAAATGATTTAGCATTTCTAAATGTAGAATTTACTAACATCATATTTTGTCCAATTTGGTTTGCCATAATTTTATTTTTGTTTTGTCAAATGTATGGAATCTTTTTTTAACAATTGATACAATACTGCATTATTATTAACTAAAGTTTCTTTTTCTATGTCAGGTTTTGAACATAATTCCCCTATACTCTCTAGTAAATCTTTATCTACTTTAAAGTATTGAGCATATGATTCAAAACTTTCATCTGGTGTGAGAAATGTCTGGATATATTCTCCTGCCTTTTCTTTATCACCAAAGAAATCTATAATAAGTATCTTAGCATTTAGACTAAGTTGAGAATATTTCCCATTTATAAACCTTTTATGATCAGGTTTAAATGCTTTAGTCAAATTAAATATATATATAACTTTATCTTTTGATAGTTCTACAAAGTCATCATACATATCATGATTATCTAAATACTTTTCTGCAAAATCCTTAAAGCCCTTTGTCTGTTTAGTTTTATATTCTAATATTAATCTGCAATCTTCAACAGAGTAAACACTGTCCCAACAGACATAAGTCTGTAAAGGGACGTATTTAGCTTTTCTACCTATACCTAATAAAGGATATAGAAATACTTTACTCTTCTGAAAATAGTCAGTATATATTAAACCCATACTATAAGGTAACCTTTTTTGATAAAAATTCAATAGGCAATGAGTAATTTCTACTTTTATAATGGAATTCAGCAGTTTTAATTGCACCTCCAAGGCCATCAGCCCATCCACCCATAGTTTCTCTAGATACATCAAAGACATATACTTGATCATATGTATCAATTACAACAAACTTAAACATTAATTCATAATCATCAGCATCATCACCCAAGGTATCATACACTAACTTCATATAAATAGAAGCTTGTAACCAGTAATTATAAAAGTCTACAGTGTCTTTAAAGTCTGAGACTGTCTTCCCGGTTGTCTTAAGATCACATATGGTTACTTGCTTTTTATCACTATCAACCTTATAATAATCTATAAATCCATGCAGGCCAAAATCTAAACCTTTAAGTTCAGACTTAAGATACTTCTCACTAAATGTTTCAATAGGATCTAAATCAAAATCAGTTGTTACTTCACTAAACAATGACATAACATCTTTATTTTCTTTTAGTATTTCTACTCTCTCAGTACATCTCACTAAAGTATCTTGATCAACTACATCAACATTACTGTTACCAACAAATTTCCAATAAGGTTCATTGTCTTCTGTTCTTATCTTAGCTATTCTTGACTCATCAGCTTTAAGAGATTGATATAGGTTTAAATTCTTTAGTGAATCTAGTATGATAAAGTCATCACAATCTACTAATGTTTCTGCATCAGTATGAAGAGCCATATCTTTTAATACCTTTCTGATATTATCACTTGGGCTTTTCCCTGGTACAACATTAAATTTATTATTAACTTCACCTGCCTCAAACAAGAGACAGTGTATTAGTTTACCTTCAATTAAATGTTTATCAGTTCTGACCTCACGGTCATGTAATATATAGTCCTTATAGAATAAGGATGGTGAAAATAATAATTTATTCAAAGAAGAGTAGCTAAAGCAAAAATCTTTATTTGCATAAAACTTCTCTTCTTTTTCTTTATTTGTTTTTATCATCTAGTTTATCTAATTTTTGTTGTAGTTTCTGTATCATTGCTTTAACACCAGGTGTCTGGTTTATTTTTTCTTTATAGAATAATATAGTTTCTATCAACGCTTTTCTATCATCTTTTTTAGTCATTATTAATGTTTTCTATTAAGTTATCTCTTAGTTGAAGAGCTTCTAAAGATACATGGAACACTGTGTCTTCTCTATCATTACCTACTAGAGGAGACATAATGTGTTTATACATTTTCTCTCTTGTATTATCAATAGCAAACTTAGTTAATTTATCATGATGTATCAAATTTTTGATATAATTATTGTAGCTATAGCAGTTGCTTACACTACCACCACCTTCAAAGACTTTCATTTTAGATCTCAGTGCTTTAACATTTACTGTATTCCAATTATTAGTGTCTTTTAACCAGTCATATTGCCAGTAATAAATATTACTAACTACATCAAAAGAAGCATTAACATTACAATTTGCTAGCATTTCTAAGGCTAAGGATCTATTATCTCTATCTGAACTAGTAATCATTTGTTCAATGTTTTCTAATTCAGTATTTTCAATAACAGCTAAGTCTTTATCAATTAAGTTATTTATATCAACATCAAATACTATTTGAGATGAAGTATTAATTATACTATGATATTTATCTATGTTCTCTTGTCCTTTAACTAGTATTTCTCTACCACCATTATCTCTCAGTTTATCCCTTTCAGCTTCTATATAATTACCTATAATTCTATTAGCATCAAGTAAATGTACTGAGTTCCCATGAAAGTAAGATTTACTAATATGTATTCTTGAGTCTTTAGGTATTCCTTCTAACAGTTCCTTACACTTTAATAAAGAATCTGCTGTTAGAGAGTCAGACTTTTTAAGAAAGCTTAATAGATCATACATACCACTGTAATTATATGAGGGGTACCAATTAGTTTCCATTAACTTTCTCATTGTATTAATAGATATTACCTCTATGTCAGCTTTATCTATAGATCTAGTTATTTTACAATTAAACTTTTCTTTTAATAGATCAACTTTTTGTCTAGGTAAATCTAAATGTGGCCATCTGTACAGCTTTTTATCTTGTACATCTATTACTTCTGGTGACGGAGGTAAGATTTCTTTTATTAACTCTTTCTCTATTTGCCAACTGTTAGTTTGACCAACATATACACCTTCTTCTACTAGAGTAAATGCATTACTCAATAGTTTTGTGGTTACTTTATTATTATTTACTATGCTATTGTTATTAGTTACAGTAGTTTTTTCATCTACTTGTATACTTAAATTGAATTTTCTAATCATCTTGTTTTTTTAAATATTGTTGATATTCTTTCTTTACAGCTACTTGAAATGTATAAAGATCTCTATTATGTATGCTTATTTCTCTTCTTACTATAGGTTCTAAATATCTAAAAGTTGTTTTACATAACTTATCATTTACTTCTAACCATAGTATCATATCTTGAGCACTTTTTCTTTCAAACTTTTTAAATCCAGAAGCTTCTAACCAATACTGAAGATCTTTATCTCTATTATCTGCATAGGTTATACTATTACAGTCTTGTGCAAACTGCCATAATAAATGATAGTTTCTTTTATAGTCAATAGTAGGGACAATCTTAAGAGCAATAGCTTTATCATCACTATAAGAATTAAGTTGAGTTTTAAGATCTGCTAGCAATTGTTCATCAAGAACCATTTTACTAGCTGAGCTATGTAACACTGTCTCAGGATCAACTACACTTAAGTCTGTTGTATCTATAAGATGTGCTAAGTTTAAAGCCATACCTGTAATCATCCACACATCATATACACTACTTTCTATATCTAAATCATAGTATCTTACTTTGTCAGTCAACTTACCAGTTATTAGAGTTGGAATACCTGAGTTATAAATTGATATTTCCATAGGATGACAAGCTGTGCTTCTACCTTTAGTAGTTTCATAATTCCATAACTTTGCCATCATAAGAGTACTGGGTATGTTATCTCCATTACTTAACTTCTCATATGGTGCTATTTCATCATGACCTATAATTAAGTCTGCTAATTCATAATCATTAGTTACAGTAATACCGTGCTCTTTAAGAGCTGCTTTTAATCTATCTTGTGATACACTACACTTAGGTAATATAAAAGCTTTCTTTTTAGTTCTAAAAGTTTGGTCATCTTCTGTAGGGACCGTTAATATACTGTGTATTTTTTCATATGTTGTTTGATCTTCAGTGCATAACACTTCATTTATCTCATTTGAAGAAGAGAGGATACCGTTTATGGTATCACTCTCTAAATCAAAGTAAGATAAAGCAGCAAGATCAAGGTTTTGATATACTGATTTATTTGCCATTTTATTTCATTGTCATTTTGATAATGTCTGGATTCATCATCATCTTATTAAACTTCTTTTTATTTCCGTTAAAGATTGTTCTCACAATTAAATACTTAAGATCATTAGTAAAATAATCTTTTGTACAGAGAGAGATTAATCTATCAGTTTGCTTTTGCCCTATAGTATTTTCTTTAGAATATACTACAGAATAATTACCAAGTCTAGTTGCTAAGGTTGCAGCAATATCTGCACGGTATGTATCATCTTGTCCAATACAAGATCTTAGTTCACCAAGAATATAAGATTCATTATCATGAGTCAATAAATCTTTAGGTGTTACTAGTTTATCAAGTTTATTATTAATAAATGTAGTAAACATAGAAGCAAATTCATCTCCTACACTACCTTCACCAATCATTTGAATTAATGATAAACTATCTTCAAACTTTTCAAAGCTAGATATAGCATTAAAGAACGTTGTAATTGATCTTGCATTTGTTTCTTGAGTTACTAACTCTGGGTGAAGTAATAGGAAGTTAATACATCTAGTATCAATTCCTGCACCCTCTGCCCATTGTGCCCATACATTAACATCAAACTTAAGGTTAGCGGTTACATATCTAGTCTTCTGTGCACTATCTACACTGTTAACCATATAATCTCCATTATCAGGGTTTGCTGTTAAAATTATGTGCCAGTCTTTTGGTAATGTCCATGAAATATAAGTCTGACGGTCTATCAGTTCCATAACTGCCTGAATAAATCTTGTATCAGCACGGTTCCAGTCATCTAGTAATAATATACCACCTTCTTTTGCATCAGCAATCCATTCAGGAGCACAATAAGACATTCTATTTTTACCTGACATTTTATATCCATTCTTTAGGTACTCTTGTACAGCTAGTTCATCAACCCACATACCAATTTTCTTAGTAGTTGTTGTATTTAAATTAGCTAAACTATTACCTGCAGCTCTTTGTGCAGCAGTAACCATACTTAGATCATCTAATTTTTTAGCCGGTACTGTCTTCTCTTTGTACATTTGAAATTGACGTACAGGGAAACCAACAAGGTCACCTAACTCTTCTATCTGTGCTAAGTTTAGCTTAACAAACTTTAAATTATTATCCTGAGCAAGCTCTACTATGGTAGATGTCTTACCTATACCTGATTCTCCTACAACTTCTACTGATACAGGACTTTTACCCTCTGTTTGTAGGAATCTATTATTTTTTATTATGTGATTTACAAATCCTTTTAGTTCTGTAACGTTTAAATTTACTTGTGCCATTGTTTTATTAATTTAATTTGATTTTTTGTCCTGGTAATTCATCATTTATTTCTGATACACTGCTGTGAACCCATAATGTGTTCTTAGGACAGTCATCAGGAGAATATGCTTCACCATCTGTTAAATATATTAGAGCTGTATAAGCTCCTTTCTTTTCATTGTAATGGTCTATTACAGGTTGGAATGAAGTCCCACCTCTACCATGTATTTCCCAATCATGCTTAGGATTGAACTCTTTCACACTATTAAGTTTTGTATCACATTGTGCTACTGTAATTTTATGACCAGTTTTGCACATATGTGCTAACTCATTAAAGAATTCTTTTAATTCATCATTATTTACAGACCCACTTGTGTCAACACCAACAAGAATATGATTCTTAAACTTAATTTTAAGGCCTGGATTAGCAGCATACCGTTTGTTATACTTACGTCTGAGCTTCTTAGTATATACTATACTTGAATTACCAACAAACCTTTTTAAATAACCTTTCCAATCAAATTTAGCTGGCTCAATATGAGTAAGTCTATGTATAAGGTCTGCTAATTCACCCGGAATAGTTCCCATTTTCTTGATTGTTTGTTCAGCAGAATCTTTTAACTGATGCTCAATTTGTTTTTGCATTAGTTTTTTATCTGCTTCAGGCAGTTCATCAAAATCATTCCACGTGCCATGACAGTACTGACTGGTACCATCCATTTGATTCATAAGATTATCTAATGAAGGAGATGTTCCATCCTCTTTTGCCTGTTCCAAAAGCTCATAATACTTTTTGGTACCTGCTTTTGTAGGAAGATTTAATTCAGGAAAACTATTTAATAACAGCCCACCCGTAGGTAGTTTGCTTTCCAGTATGTACTGGTTTATTTCCAAATCTGCAGCTATATTAAATAACTTATGATCTGTATATAGGTCCCTTAAAATAAGATGTCCAAAAGCTATATGTAATAGCTCATGTTTTATCAAACCAAATCTATGGTCTTCACTGAGATCATTATAGAACTCTGGGTTTATAGTCAATTGTATACCAATATTGTGTTTACTTACACCTGCAGTGGGAATGTTCTCACTATACTTTTTATTGATACCAATTAAAAAGAGCCCGTAAAAGGGCTCAGTAAATATTAAACTTTTGGTTGTTCTTGCAACCTGATCTTGTATATTAATCATCCATTAATTTATCTAAAATTTGTTTATAAATATCATCAGCTTGTTCCAATGATAAAAATGTATATAATTTTTTACCATTACCTACGGTAAAATCTACTTTTATAGTAGCAGCAAAAGCTTTTCTGTCACTGAACATTAATGCTTTTAGCATCAATAGATCAAGTATCTTTCTATCTGTATACTGATTGTTGTATATTTCAAATGCAAGTTCTTTGTCTTCTAATGATCCAGAAAACATTTCTTTCATTCTAAAGAATTCATCAATTGATATTATCTTCTTTTTTTTCATTAATTATTAATTCTATCCACACACCTGGATTTTCTTTATCATAAGTATATTGTTCAAATGCAGGAATTATAAACTCTGCATTGTCATCTTCAATCCACCCATACTTAACCATATCATCTTGCACTGTCTGTGCAGGATTTATATAGTCAAACTTATGGCGGCTTCCTCTGATAAATTCAAAAGATATTTTTACTGGTAATTCTACCTTTTCTAGTTCTTGCTTAAAATCCTTAGTATATTTTAAATATATATCCTTAGTAGCTTTTCTATAATTCATTACAGCTTTGCTAGCAATAAAGTATTTACCTGTCCAACGCCTACCATTTTTACTGCTAGGAACGTTACCTGGTATCCACCATCTTATTTTTCTCATATTATTTATCTTTTACAAATTGACCATTAATCATTTTACCTGTACGTTTTGAGATTACATTATAAGCTGATTCAAGACAGTATTCTAAAGATACATTTTGCATCTTAGCCTGAATAATCAAGGTGACCATTATATCACCTATAGCATCAATGGTCTCTGCATGGTCATTACTATTGATAGCTTGTATAAGCTCAGTTGTTTCTTCTAGTGTCTTCAGTGCTTGAGCCATTGGTGAAGCTACTTTATCTGGTCCTTGAATTTTATCAAGGATACCTTTTTCTTCTGCCCAGCTTTCAACTGCACATTCTAATTCAAAATAATCCATAATTTATTTATTTAAAATCTTTTTTAATATAGGTTGAATCATCAAATGCACTAATTTAAAACCAGAATTTTTCATAGCATCAGATATATCTTTAGCTGTAGGACATACCATACCATCTAGTTTATAAAGCTCACTATATTTTTTAATAGCTGCTTTGCCTGCATCATCATTATCAAAAAGAGTTATTATTTTTTTATACTTTTTCTTAAGATGCTCAATTATATGAGGTTTAATCATAGTATTCTCACTGTCTGGTGCTAATACTTCTAAATTATAACCCATACCTTTTAAACACATAGCATCTTTAAGAGATGAACATATTACTAAGTATGGTTGATCAAATTTCAGCTGGTCAAACCCTTGTAAATAAGGTTTAACTTTATGAAACTTGTGCTTCTTACTATGAGGTTGATAGATTTTATATACTTCACCATACTTATCAAAGTATCCGTACATATGTTTGCTAGCAATTCTCAATTTTTTAATTTCTCCCTCTTGTTCTTTTATTAAGTTATAGTATTCAATAGGTTTTACATTATAATTACTTAGTAATGTTTTACCAATTCTAAAAGATAACCAATAATCTTTATCCTCCACGGTCCAGGCCCTATCTTTAATAAGGTCTACTTCCCATTTGGATTGAGGTTCAAATTTTTGTTCAATATATTCTGATGATCTCACGTAAGCGTTGTAATCTCTAACCATCCTCTGCATTGCTGTAGGAAAGTCAAAGTTAAATATTGATTTAACTAAGTCAATCTTATTGCCGCTTTTACCAGTAGAGAAATCTTTAAACTTATATTGCATAATAGTTTTATCAACATATATGCAAAAGCTTGGTGTTCTCTCATTGGTATTAAAGATAGATACAATCTTTAAGTCTTGTCCTGTTAATTTTTCAGGTAAGTTTAGATAGTATTGGAAAACCCACGTACTTGGTATATCAGATCCTTCTAGTACAAAGTTTTTAGTATTAAACATATTCCAAAAATAATAAAAAGAAATGGGCCCAGCATTATACTGAGCCCACTCTTTTCAAATTACTAACTATAAATCAAAGTCATCTCCACTAGTTACTGCTGGCTCAAAGCTAGTAGCTACAGTAGGAGCTTTTTGGACCATAGGTCTAAAGTGGTTAGTATCATTTTTGTCAAATGTTAACAAGCTAGAACCTTCAGTATCCAAAGCTTCCAATGGCACTCCGTTTCTGCTTCTCTTAGGTAAGAACAAATCATTATTTACATAACCTTCTTTGTTTTCCCACTCACGTGCACCTAAGCATGCATTAATCCAACCTGTTTCTGAACATACAGTTGCAGCTTTTACCATAAAGTCTTCAATTGTATTTGCTTCAATAGCATCTAGCTCAGTTCTTTTACCTACTACTTCTGATAAGAAGACCATTGCTTTCAATACCTCAGTATCACGGCTGATCTCATTACCATTATTTAATGTAGCATCTTTAAATGGATATGGAGAGAATCTCACTCTACCTACTTGACCTTCATAACGTGGACCATTAGGATTATTCATATCTTTTAAGAAACCATTAAACTCTCCTGTTACAGGTTCACCTTCTATATGCAGGGTAATATTATATGCATCTGCATCATATGGTGTTTGATCAAATGTAATTGAGTTGATTTTCACTTTGTGATTACCTGTTCCAATTACTGGTTTAGTTCCACCTGATCCGGCAGACATGTCTTTAGTACTTAACATAATTTACTTTTTTTTATTAATTATTAATTATTGATTATATTCTTCAATACAATCTTTTACAAATTTTAGGTCATTAGGGATAAACTTATCCTCAAACATACCCATAGGTGATTTACATGTGTTCTCTCCTGAGTTTTGTGTTTCAAAACCATAAGTGAGTTCACCATCATCATTTTTATTTACTTTACCAAATAAGACTATAGAGAACAGGCCTTCTAAAGTAAGAGTATTGTCAATCATTTTACCAATAGTCTTTGCTTTTATTTTCCTATTTCCATTTATATCAGTTGAATCTTCTGAGTGAGTTAAAAAGATAACAGTTAGATCATCTCTCAAATCTTTAGGTAGCTTAGCAACCATTGCTAAGTTTGCTGCAATCTGAGTAAACTTATCATAACCTTTCTCATTAGCTCTATCAAAGTATTCAAAAGAACTCATATACTGCCAGTCATCTACAACAATAGTTTTGATGTCTGTCATTTTATCATTAACATGCTTCATTGCCTTAATAATACCAGGAGCTGATGCTGCTGATGTTAAATTACCTTTTGGGTTTTCTTTACTAATCTGAGTATACTTACTCTTATAGCCTTTAAAAGGTAAAGGTTTATTTGCAATATTTATAATGAAAGTCTCTTTAGGGTCTAATGTTCTGATTGAGGTAGACTTTCCTGTACCTGAATCTGCTATTACTAATATACTTTGTGCCATAGTTAGTTACTTAATTTTTGCATAATATTTCTAATTGTTTTGAGTGTTTCATTTAACTCTTTTAAAGCTTCTGCAACAGGGTTCTCAACCTTGTCATCAGGATTAGGTAAATCAAATATAGTTTGGACCTTTACTGGGTCTGATACTTTCATACCACCCAACCTATTAGTTACATCACTTACAACTTTTAATTCACCTACTGGAATTAAATGTCTTTGAAATCCAGAGTTGCTTGTGATTAATTCATACTCTGCTTTCCAATGTGGATTGTATTTATGTAAGTATAAAGTTCTCTTAGGATCTTCACTTTCATAATCAATACTTACAAACTCTGTATATATATCTTTTTCTTTTTCCATTTCACTTGGAAAGAAACTAACATGTAACTCATCCTTACCAGTTGGTCTATATGCCATCTTAGGAATGTATAGTGCACTTAAGTTACCTTCTTTCTGAAAGTAATCTTCATGCTCTTCTCTTAATTTTTTAACTTTACTTTTGCGTTCTGCAGGTGTTAATCCCATAATTTCAATATTTATTTTTTTTGTGTTTATCATCTTCTTGGTTGCTGGCCAGGTGTAGCCATTTCTTCTATCTGCATTTGTTCAAACTTTGCTTTAAAGAATGACATACGTGCATCACCATTTCTTGCTTTTAAGAAGTGTAGTACTAATGTTCTATCATTTTCTATTATATATCTATCAGGTCCATAAAACCTAATCTTTTGTTTAGCTGGCCTGTTGATACCTATTAACATATCTGCATGTTGTAGCATTGCATCTGAGCCAAATATATCTGACTCAAGTATATAGTTACCATATTTACCATCTATAGCCCTATCCGGGTTATCTATATTCCTATTAAGTTGTGACAAAGCAATAAACAAACAAGGATAATCTCTCTTACACTGTGTAAAGAACTCACCTAACTCAAATAACATGTCTAATGTGCTATTTTGATATGGTGCCCTCTTAACTAACATAGTATGGTCAAGAGTTATCATTGTATTTACTCCTTTATGTAAATTCATATAGGCATCTATTTGTTCACGCATTTGGTTAACAGTCATAGGTGTACTAATTATATCAACCGGATGCTTTACTCTTTCTTTAGCATATAAATGACATGTGTTTAGTGTATCATTACTTAGTATAGATCCTGCACTACACAGTTCTTTATAAGTTTTACCAGTAATAGAACTAAACTCTCTAATAGCTGAGGTTCTACCAACCATCTCAAATTGAAATTCTAATACTCTAAATTTATCATTAGGATTAAGAGCAAAAGACTCTCTAATAATTTGATCTTTAATCAATGTTTTACCTGAACCAGGTCTACCACCAATTACAGTTAGTGTATTCCACTCTATACCATCAGTAGCAGCATCATTAAATTTAGGCCAAGGTGTATATATAGACTTCTCTTCTCCAGTTGATCTCTTAAACATATATTTAAGAGCTTCATTGAAAGCTGCATATTGCCCAACCCATGCTTCTGATGTTTTCTTCATACTACGTTTTCTTTAAAGTGATCATCCTCTGTACTGACACCTTCTAGTATCATATCACAGTAGTCTGCTAATGTAGAGTGCTTTACTCTATGCTTATCTTGTTTGCAGATAAAATATTGGCTGGTTTGCATATACATATACTGAGCATCTCTATACTCATTAACATACATCTTAGTAGCTTTTATTACATCATCCCAGGTATAGTCATAAGTTTCAAAGAACCATCTAAATGCTTCTCCTAGTGCTTTAACATTGTTTCTTGCAGGTTTACCACTTGGTAATTTTTTAGCAGGAAATATTTCTCTATAGTTATTTATCTTATCTACAAAGTTTTTACCCATCAGTTGTATATCTGTTTTCTTTTTAGCTTTAACAAAATAGTTATCAAGCTTGATACAAATAAGCTTAGCTTCTTGTGTCATTATATATTGGTCATCTTTTTTTTCTAGATAACCATTTAGTACCAACTCATACTTTTCTTTATTGGTTGTTTGCTTTAATGAAATTCCTTGCTTTATCCCAAATAGGATCAACGCTTGGTTTGGGGTTAAGTTGGCTTTCAAAATTTTTTGGAACAGTTCCCACATAAGTTTCTATTTCTTTTAAAATGTTATTTAGTGCAGTTAATATTAATTTATCTTTTGTAAACATAGCATTATCAATTTGTTTACATGAATTAATTACAGTAGCATGATTTTTTAATAAGAATTTAGCTATTGAAGATTTAGTATACCCTTCATTGTGTGCTAAGTATGACATCACATGACAATGAATTATGTATGCTTTTTCTCTATTTCTATATCTTAAATGCTCCATGTAATTATACTGAGGATAACTTTTTTTTAAAGCTACTAGAGTACATTCTTCTAAGGTTTTCAGATCTATTCTATAATCTGGTTCTCCAGAGGAGTATATATAGAGATGAACCCCATATTCCTTAAAAAACTTCTTCTTGAACTTTTGTATCTTTTTATCCTGACTTGCTTGTGTAACTTCCTGATTATCAGTCATTTATTATTAATCTTTAGTGTTTACAAATATAACAAATTTTACCAATCTATACAACTTTTACCTTGTTTAGTTAGTTCTTCATTAGTTTTATTAAATACGTCTTTACAATCCCATTCACCACCTCTATAAGCAGCTGATGCTGGGTGTGGACATTTAAGGATTATACAGTCTGGCAATAAAGTTTGCCATTCTTCTGCTTTCTTACCCATCAGTATAAATATAGTTTTAGACTTATGTCTATTTATATTTTCAAATAAGTATTCAGTAAAGCTTTTCCATCTACCATAGTGTGAGCCTATTTTGTTTATCTCACAAGTAAATGCTGTATTAATCATAAGTACGCCTTGATTAGACCAGCATCTAAGATCTACATGATCAGTTCCTAATGCTTTATTAATATACTGCAGGGATTTTTCTGCTTTACCTTTTCTACTACAACTAAATGCTATTCCGTCAGCAACTCCTAATTGAGGATAAGGGTCTTGACCAACTATTACAACTTTAGTATCCCCATAAGGACATTCATAGAACGCATTAAAAATGTCTTTAAATCTTGGTGTAAATCTTCTACCCTCATTCACATCTTTTACAAGATTGTCAACAATTATATCAAAGTTAAGACCGTTTATATATGGTGATAACATATTATGCCAATCACTCTCTATCAGGTTAGCATTCAGTGTTTCCCTGAGTTTTATTATGTTTATTTCAATATTTTCCATATCTTTGTGTTATTAAATAATTTATTATGGCTGAAGAAAAAAATATACAAAGCAGATCTGATGATAAAAGAACTGTCTGGCAATATGATCAAACTAAATTGATTGAAAACCTAAAAGTTCATACATCTTATATTGATGCACTGCAGCGTATTACTAGTAAATTTATTTTAAGGTCATCTGAAGAAGATCAGTTAAGATTACCAGAAACTATAAATGAATTTAACAAACTAGTAGTTCATAATATAGAAAGAGATGGTGATCCAGGCATCAGGTTTGATGAATGGCAGTCTGATCTCTATGTATTATTTTCTTTGGTTCAGCTAATGAAATATGAAGCTCAACAACAAGGTCTAGCTAAAGAAGTTGAAGTAGAGTATGATGATGCTGAAATTCAAAATTTAGCTCAACAAGTTGCTTCAGGTAAAATAGACCCTGATCTACAAAAGAAAGTAGAAGATATAGCTGATCAATTAAAGATAGTAAGATAACTATCTAAGTTGCATACCACTAAAATCTCCTATCTCAATACAAGCTTGTATAGCTAAATTGAGTTCTTCTTTATCACATTTACCAAAAGATTTACAGTGCTCTACACCATTTTTAACAAAACATAGGCCAGCTTTACGCTTAACTTGTAGTTTTGCTTCTTCAAATGTATAGCCTATTTCATTTGCTATCTCTCTTATCATTGCATGTACCCTTGCTAATTGTGGGTTGCTACCTTTACCATCTTGTACACCTATAAATAATTCTATACGTGCACCCTCCGGCATATCTTTAAGAAACTTATTATACTTAGTTTCAAAGGCTTTTATAGGGAAGTGTAATTTACCTTCCTTTATTGTGGCTTGTACAAATAGCTGATCTTTCATAATATAATCTTACAAGCTAAAGTAACTATAAATAATACAAAGCCTGCACATATCAGTGCAAAGCAACCTTTATATATTTTTTCCATTTTTTCAGGACTGCGTCCTTGATTACTTCTGTATTGTCTTACTTTTTTATTCATAACTATTATTTAAATGTTCTTCTATTATATCTTCTTCTACTCTATCTAGGTCTAAATCATACATTTCAGTTAATAATGGGCTTATATCCACAGTAACTTTATGATCATGTATGTCTGCTAGCACTAGCATAGCTTTGTGTATTGACACAACAGGTCCTGAGCCAGGATGACCTGGATCACCATTAGAGTACGTATGTACTTCTGGTTCTCCTGGTTCATAATCATAATGAAACTCTATTGTTATATCATTATGCTTGTAGTCAAAAGTCATTTGTATCTAAGTGCTTCACCAACAAATATAAATTCTTGTCCACAATGTACACACCTTGCTTCTGTTTCATTACGTTCTAATGATGCATTATAACAATTAGGACACATGTTTGCCTCATCTTTTATGAATTCTTCACATGTTTGTCTAGCCATATCAGCTATCATTGCTTCATGGCTTCCATGGTATTCTTTTTCCATTTGTTCCATAAATATTTCTTTCATTTTTCCCATAATTTTATCTTTTAAGTGGATTATAACGTTTTATTTTATTTTTATCAAAACTACTAATAGCAGCTTCTACCCACTTTACATCTTGGGTTCCTTTATAACATAGTATGTGACATACTGCTGTCTCAGATGGATTAAGTCTAAGTAATCTACCTATTCTTTGAGCAGTTTTCTTTTCATTACCATATGCATGCATAATAATACCTTGTTTTAAATTAGGTATTGTAACACCCTCTGATAACTGTAACACACAGGATAAATGATTAATCCTACCATCAGAGAACAACTCAAGGTTATCCTCTGATTTTGGATTTCCAGAATGATAACTATGCTTACATATTCTGTCTGCTTGTTTTTGAGTATTTGCAAATACAATACACTGTGTATTTATATTCTTTAGTATACTCTTTACATAGCTCTCTTTACTTGTATAGTCCATCAAAGCACGCATTCTCATAATTCTTGCAAATTGTATTTGCTGTTGTGATTGTGCTTCTGCTAATCTAGACGTGACATAGTTATAATCTTTTTCTTCTGTTGTCCACCAATGGCCACCGGCTTTATTTTTCTTTTTTAAAGCAGGTACTTTTGATAGCTCTAATTCATGTATTACTATTTGATAATCATTTAATATATTTGAGTCAGTTGCTTCATCAACACTAAATTCATATTTAATAGGACAGTACTTTTGTACTAACATACCTTTCTCAGTTGTTTTATTCTTTGGTGGTGTACCTGTTAATCCTAAGATTTTACCAACGTAAGGTCCTAAAAATAACTCATGTGAATATTTAAGTGAGTGACATTCATCTAAGTATACTATATCATAATCATTTGGATTATGTTTCTTTAATGATAGATATGTAGTAAATGTTATATGTTTTGTTAACTTTTCTAAATTCATCTTACCTAACTCATCAATCCATGACTGGGCTACTGAGTGTTTTGGTATCACTACCAAGGCTTCTATTAAAGGATTAAAGTTAATCATAAGGTGCTTTATAGCAATTCTTGTTTTACCAACACCCATAGATATACCTAATCCACATCTTTTATTATTTGTAGCAATTGCTAATGCATCTGCCTGTACAGTTTCTCTATTATTCATAAATTATTTTTTGTGATCTCACTAGGATTTGAACCTAGAACCTACAGCTTAGAAGGCTGTTGCTCTATCCAGTTGAGCTATGAGACCATATTACTATGATCTTGAGCCTGAGAATCCTAATTCATAAGATTCAGCTGGATGTTCTTCTATCCACATATGACAGTTTCTACAAACAGATAACCATGTAGTAGTATCTAAATGATACACTCCACGGCCATGTTTGTGATGTACATCTGTGGCATGTAAACTACAGTTATGTATTTTAGCATGACAGATTGGTTTGTCTGTTAAATACTGCTTACGCAATTTGCTATAAGCAGCATTTAATTTTGACATTTTACTTGAGACTTTTTTGATACTCATTTGGTTTAATTGTAAAGAAATTATTAGGTAACAAACCTAGAGACATAAATTTTAGAATCACATCTTCATAATTTATACCTAAGTCTTTAAAAGTCATAGTATTATGATAGTCATCTAATGTCTCTTCAGCTGGTATACTTGCTATATACTGTGCTAATGGAGAGTGTTTAAACGTTTCCCTAAGATAAGAATTTATTTTCTTATTACAAAGTGTTTGTTTCCAAGCATTGATTTCTCTTTGCCCACGCTTCCAAACTTTAGAAATGCGTCTTCTTTTGTCCCAATGTAACTTTTTAACTTCTTCAGGTTTATATACATTAAGACCATGTAATACACGTTTAAACAAAAAGTGTTGGTATGGATTTAACTTACTATATTCAAAGGAGTTAATTAGTGATGGTGGGTGTAACTGATATTCTTCCAGTATACCCAAGTATTGATAACGCTCAATGCGTTTGCTTAAGATTAATTGTTGTTCATTTAATTTTAGTTTTGAAATTTGTTCATGAGATAGCATAGTGTGTTTATTTAAGAAATTAGTTAATGTTTTAGTAGTATAAAAATGAACAAAGGCTGTGATCACAAATAGATTCACATTTAATAACCCTCTGATGGGTTAACCTTTATGCATTCTTTAGAAATCTTTATTAAAGTTCAAAGGTCTCTGCCTCTTCTAGAACTTCTTCTGTTTCTTCTTCTACTACTTCATTACTAACTTCTTCTTTCTCATCAACGTTAATTCCAAAAGCTTGAGCTGATGTAGGCTTAGCACTATTAGCATTTAATATACTAGTAGAACCATTAGCTTCTCTTATATCAGCACCATTAGTGTGCGTCAATAATACATCTCCAGCATTTACATCTGGTGTAAAGAACGTCTTTCTATAAATTGGTTGACCATCTACACAGCATATGATACCTGTATCACCTGCATATTTATAGTCTCTGTCAGGATCATTAGAACTAAATGGCTCTAATTGTTCTCTAACTTGGATTTTACCAGCTAATTTTTGATCAGCTTTCCAATTCATTTCTTGTAAGTCTTCTAACTTACCATGTATTAACGTAGATAGGTTAGAACTTTTAACAAAGCTACTGTTAGTACCAAAGGTTACTCTTTTCTGTTGTAGCCTTACATAGCCAAATTCTGAATTAGTGTTTGACTGGCGGATAACATTTCCCATGTCATCAGCAATGATGTTTACTTGATTTTGCATTTTTAAATTGTTTATGGATTAATAAAATAATTGATTGATGATTTAGCAATCATCTGAATGAAAATATGGGTCATCTAGTTTTTCATAAGCTGTTAGTTCATCTAAAGCTGGTTCATGTTCTTCAATATGCTCTATTGCATCTTCTTGAACTGGTGCTTTAGTGTGTCTAGCAAACCTATTATAAAACGGGTCACCCACTTCCTTAGTATATACAGAACTCAAACCATTAAGATCCTGATACTCTTCATCTGTCAATGAAAGGTATTGTTCTAATGAACACTCAATAATTCTGCCGTTTGGAAGCTGTAATATCATCTTTATTTTATTGAGGTAAAGATAATAATATAACTTGCATTCAGTCAGTCTAATTAAATGTATTTTAATTAATTCTGAAAATAAAAAGCATACATATAGCTAACGTCTTATTTTATTGTTAACTTTCTGCCTACTCTTTTAATATATTTATGTTGTTTTAGCTCTTTTATCCATCTATTTACACTAGATTGACCTGAGTCAAGTTCATCAGCTAATCTACTAATAGATGGCCAACATTCTCTCTCTTTATTTGCATAACAACATAAAACGGCATATAATGCCTTAGCTGATACTGATACAGCTGGATCTGTCATGACTTGGTATTTAACTATACCAAATCTTTTACTATTCTTTATCCATGACATAATCCTTTAGTATTCTCAACATAGCCATGTTGTTATCTATCTCTTTTACAAGATCTATATCAGTAAGACTATATTTAGTATTCATATATTCACCAAAACCAGTTGGTTTACCTCCTTTTTTATAAAGGTTATACTCATCCTTTATAATTTCTAAATTAATTTTAGGCATCTTTCTTGGTTTTAGTGATGTTTTTTAATGATTTAAAGTATCTAATGTGACCTTTACTAATCTTTTTGATTGCCATAGGATTAATGGTTGTCTCATGAAACTTTAAATTCTTTTCTTTATCATGATATAACAGGTTTACTTTTAATGAAGAGTAAAAAGGATTAAACTCCTCAGTACTACTCCAAGATGAATCATCTAAAACTTCAGCATAACATATACCAAGCTCTTCTTCACGCATAAGACCCATGTCAATCATGACATCTTCTTCATACTCTGAACCCTTGTGGTATTTTGGTACTTCCATTTTAACATAATCACCAACCTTTACAGGCTGATATTCTTCTTCTTTAAGTAATAGAGTTGTAATAATCTCTATCTGTGTATCACTTAATTCTCTTAATAGTATACTAAGAGTGCTTTCATAATTTTGTTTCTGTTTAAAACTAGACTGTGATAGTATGTTTTTAAATAGATTATGAATTATTTCTTTATTGATTGAATATGTATCTGACATTTTATTTTTTTTTTAATTATACTAACAGGTGAGCAAACAAGTTATTATGAAAACGAACCCACCTGTATAGTATAATATTAACAAGGCCTAACTACACTAGTATTACTAACTATAATAATACTGGTGTTGTTAGTACCCCACTCATGAGACTTTTTATCTTCCTAACTCTATTGAATAGAACGGTAATATAACTAATATCTTATAACCTTTGTGATGTGTATCTACTATTATACCTATTGCTATACCTGGCACAAATGATCCTGATATAGACGGAAGTATTTTTGTTTTAGACATGAAGGTGTGATAAAACACAGCATTAAGATAGCTAATTAATACTAATGAGATTAACATAATCCAAGTGAGATAACTCTGTACATAGACAGAGTCACCACTTAGAAAATAAACAACACTAATTGTTGTGATGATTGGTAGTACGAAGACAAATATTGTCTTGATAAAGATTTTGAATGCATTTTTCATAATAATTTATTTAAAGTTGAATGATTGTGTCACCACTATTGATGACATCTGAAATTGGTATTGTTATGTAATAGTAGTCATCTTCCCAACCGCTTGGGTTAATAAGATACTGTCCATTACTGAATATATAATAGTCTGGATTACTATTAGCTGAATCAAATGACCAAGACAACCATCCATTCATAGAGTGTGGTGGTGGTGTAGTAGCCATGTATATATCAAGATATACCTGATAATTATCTTGTGACCAAGCATGTGATCTAAATGTACCATTAGACTCTTGTCTTTCAAAGTACATAGTGATAGTATCATTTGGGTTTAGCTCAAATAAATTGCATGTTGGTTCTAACTCTTCTTTGACACAAGAAGACAATGATAGGATAAGGCCTATACCTAATAGTAATTGTTTCATAATTTTGGTTTTTATATATTTATTCTGATTAAGGATATTCCGGGTACTATGTCTATTATCCTATAGAGGAAGACAAACATAATACCCTTGTAGTAGTGTTGAGTGTAATAGCTACACTTGTTGTAACGTTAGCTATATTTATACTTATAGCACGTGTAATAATTATTATGTGGTAAAAGGTGGTAATAAGTGGATATAAGACCACCTATTCAGTGTTACACACACATTTAATTAATTATTACCAAGTTTTATTAGTTATTAGTAACAAAACATAGTTAGGGAGCAGATTATAGTAAAGTAGTAGAGCAGATGGCAGTAACTACGCTGCTAATGTGTCCCTTAATTAAAAAACAACCAGGCTTTTACACCTGATTGCTTTTGTTCTCAAACTAGTTGGATGCTTCAACCCATCTTAGGTTGGTTTCTTCACCTGTGTTTAAGTCTACTACTGCATTATCACTCAACTGGAATCCTGGCATTTCATCACCTTGATTTAGTTTTGTTTGCAATGCTTTAATAGTTGGATGTTTAGCACCCATTACTTTGTTTGTTTCAGGGTCTATAAGACTTAGAACTCCAAAGGTTACATTACTACTTGTTCTTAGAGCAGTCTGCATTCCTGCAATCTCTCTCTTTGTACTTGAGATAGGCTTGTCTGTTACAATGATTGTAGCAGTTCCTGTGTTCTCATTGATTCTTAGTTTTCTAAAGAATACACTCATAATTATAAATATTTAATTAAGTTATTGAGGATTACTTACGGGGGTATCCCTGCCTCAATATATAGCTGGGGAGCAGAACCATAGTACATCTCAAGCATGCAAAACACACAACTTTTTGGTGGGGGAAAAAATTTTTTTATATCCGGTGAGACAACATTAGTTGAGTGAACACTTTTATAAAATCTAAAAAATGACTATATTGTTCTTATAGAAGAGTTACTAACTAAATATATACTATGGGAAATTGGGATGATGACTCAGGTGATGAGACAAATGGACTGAGTGAAATAGAACAAATGCAGCTTGATGCAGTGCTATTACAGACAGCTTATAGTAATGCCTGGAAAGTATTGTCCGGCCAAACTACATTTGAAAATATGATGCAGAATCAATTTGATAATGGCGTAGAGTTAATTTTACCGTATGATCCACAACATGGACCCAGAGAAGAAGAGTTAGAAAATATGATTGCATATTACATAGAGACAGAAGAATATGAAAAATGTGGAGTATTAAATAAAATGTTAAAGGAAAAGTATGGCAACTAATGATAGAAGAATAAATTTTATTTTGGATAAAAAGGTACAGCAGACTGCTAATCCATTTAATTACTTTATTAATCAGGCACCCCGTGTAAGAGGTGGACAAAAAGAATTTAGTCATACTGTAGCTAAAAATAAAAAGAATGGCCGTTAAGAAAAAGAAAAAAAGTACCGTAAATAGTTCTGGGAATTATACAAAACCTGGAATGCGTAAAAGATTATTTAATTCAATCAAAGCAGGTGGTAAGGGTGGAGCACCAGGACAATGGTCAGCACGTAAAGCACAAATGTTAGCTAAACGTTATAAAGCTAATGGTGGAGGTTATAAAACAAAGAAATAATGAAAGGAGTAAAACACTATTTAAAAAACGGAACTGAATGGAAAGGTGGTATGCACAAAATGGCCAATGGTAAATTACATACTGGTAAGAAGCATACTAAGACTAGTAAGCCTTTAGTTCATTTCAAAGACTTATCTAAAACAGCTAAACTAAAAGCAAAGAAGTAATGGCTAAGACTAAACAGCAAAAAAGTCTTACTAGATGGACTAAACAGAAGTGGACAACTGCATCAGGAAAGAAAAGTTCTGAGACAGGTGAAGTATATGCTCCAAAAAAGACTATTGCTAAGTTAAAGAGTACTAAAAAAGGTAAAGCTAAACTAGCTGCAGCTAATAAAAAGAAAAGAGCCGCAACAAAAAAAGGTAAACAACATGCTAAACATGGGTTACACAAAGGAAAAAAACGTTAATTTAAAAATAAAAAAATGAGTACAATACTACAAGACATGATGGGCATGTTAAAACAAAAAGGTACAGTTACCCCTAAAGCGGATAATTATATTACAGTAGCTAGGTATCCTAACCCACAAGAGAGATTAAAACCTCAACCTAAGTTACAAACAGAATTAGTTACACTAAGTCAGTTAAAAAAATTTACTGATCAGAAATTAAATGCTATATCAGGAATAGGTGTATCAGCTCATAAAGATGATGCAACAGCAGGGGCTGCTGGAGTTCAAGCTGGTAGTGTATTTCAAACAGACGGTACAGGAGCTGCACCATTAAATGTAGCAGGTATAGTAATGATCAAACAATAGTAATGGCAAAGAAGAAAGATAGTAGACTAGCAAGAGCAGGAGTATCTGGGTTTAACAAACCTAAGAGAACTCCTTCTCACCCTAAAAAATCACACGTAGTTGTGGCTAAGGTGGGTGATAAAGTAAAAACCATTAGATTTGGTGAGCAAGGTGCTAGTACAGCTGGTAAACCTAAATCTGGTGAATCTGCAAAAATGAAAGCTAAAAGAAAATCTTTCAAAGCTAGACACGGTAAGAACATTAAGAAAGGTAAAATGAGTGCTGCTTATTGGGCAGATAAAGTAAAATGGTAATGAGTTATGAAACAGGCAGACTTAATTAAATTAGGATTTAAAAAAATAAGTCCATACAGTATACTAGATTTAGATCTTCCTGATAATGTATTTTATTATGAAAGATCTTTTGGACAGTTAACCTTTTTGTCTGGGGATAACAATGAAGCAGAGATAGACGGATCTTGGTATGTAACTACACCATGTCAGTCTTTAAAATTCCGTAGTTATACAGAGCTTAAAAGCGTAATAGATATATTTATACGTAATAAGGTTTCTGAAATAATTCAATAAACTTTTTTTATTTAAACTAATTTTGTATATCTTTGCTAATATTAATTTAAAATATTAGAAGATGTCAAAAAAAACCAACACAGCTCCACTCAATGAAAAGGATCCTCAAATGAGTAAAGAGGAGATGAACAAACGTAGAGAAGAAATCACTGAATTTTACAAGGATAACATTCCTCATCTTGAGATACAAGCTGATTATGAAATGTTATTGGCTCAAATTGAAAAGTCAAGAGCTGAGCGTATGCAAGCACAAATGTTCATGGCTCAACAATATGCTACACAAAAAGAAGGAGGAGTTGACCCAAACTCTGAAGAAGGTAAAGCTTTTCAAGAAGCAATGGCTCAAGCTGTTAATCCAGAATAGATATGAGGCAGCTGAAGTTAGGAGATAGAGGTTCAGAAGTAAAAACACTACAAACTAAATTGGGTATACTTGTAGATGGACACTTTGGACCAATTACAGAAAAACATGTTGAAAGATTTCAATTAACTATGGAGTTACCTGTAACAGGTATAGTTGATAGTGACTGTTGGGTTATTTTACTTAATGTAGAGAATTTAAATCTAGATGCAACAATTGATGAAGATACAGATATTAATAAACAATATTTTACTACATCATATGATCAAGTAATTCATAAGTATTACCTACCTAAAGGTGAGTATTTAAAAGGACCAATACAAAATGAATATATTTTTTTACATCATACTGCTGGTAATTCTAATCCTTATAGATGTATTGATCATTGGGGTAGAGATACTAGGGGGAGAATAGCCACTGAATTTGTATTGGGTGGGGTTAATCATAGAAATGGTAATGATGACCATGATGGTGTTATGCTACAAGCTTTCCCAAAGGGAGCACAAGGTTGGCATTTAGGTAGAACAGGATCAGGATATATGAACCGTCATTCTGTAGGAATTGAATTATGTAACATGGGTTATTTAGATAGTGACTATAAAACATATGTCAAATCTAAATGTCAGGAAGAACAAGTAGTTGCTTTAGATGAAGCTTTTAAAGGTAAACTTTATTGGCATGCTTACAGTGAAAAACAAATCAAAGAAACAGAAAAATGGATTAGATGGGTGGGGGAAAGAGATGAAATAGATATTAGACTAGGATTAAAACAGTTTATTAAAAAACATGGTCCAACAAAAGGTTTTGATTTTCAAGATGATGCATTCTATGGTAAAGTAAAAGGGTTATTAACACATACTAACGTTAGGAAAGGAAAAATGGACTGTTATCCTCATCCTGATTTTGTAGATATGATAATGAGTTTATAATATGGCAATAGTACAAAAAGTAGAGCTTAAATTACAGACTTCTTTAGATATTACAATGAAGTATCAAATAATAACTTATTGTTTCTTTAAAGATATATTAATAAGTAATTCTGATTTAAAATTTTTAACTGAATTAGCAAAGACTGGTAAAATTGAGTTAACTAAATTTTGTAAGAGTTTAGTAGAAAAGCAAATTTTTAAAAGTCCTCAATCAGCAAGAAATGCTATAACTAAAGCAGAAAAAAAGGAATTATTATTTAAAGAAGGCAATAATAAAAAAACAATTATGCTTAATAAAGATATTAATGTACAGACTGAAGGCGTAGTATTATTGGATTATAAAGTACTTGGGCGTGAATCCAAAGAGTCATAAGGAATTTAGGAAAGACCTAGCTGATAAAGTAGGTGTACATCAATCAGTAGTTGATGATTTTATTGCTTTTTACTATGCTAAAGTAAGAAGTAATTTATCTAGCTTAGTATTTCCTAGAATAAATGTAGATGGGTTAGGTACTTTTTATTTAAGAAAAGGTAAGTTAGATAAAGCAATAAAAAAGAATAAAAGTATATTGGGTAACCTAGCTAAAAGAACATATGTAGGATTTGCTAAAAGTGAGGATATACAAACTAATATTGTTCAAATGGAAAAAGCAATGAAGCAAATGGAACTTGATATTATTAAAAAGAAAAAATTTAGAAGTGAAAAGTAAATGGTCAAAATATTTAGATGTATTTAAAAATATAGATAAAATTGCTGAAGGCATTAAAAATAATACATTTAAAAAAGAACATATTGAAGCAGTTGCTACTGATAGATTTCAGATATGTATCAAGTGTTCTTTGTTTGATGCTAAAGGGGATGATTGTTTAGCTCCTGGTACACAACCTTGCTGTTCAGATTGTGGATGTAGTTTAGCTTTTAAAGTTAGATCATTGTCAAGTGAATGTCCAAAAGGATATTGGAGTGCATTAATGCCAGAAGAAACAGAAGAATTATTAATTAAACAAATAGAAAAAAATGACTGAAAAATTAACCAAAGCACAAATTGTAGGTGAACTATTAGCAGAAGAACAAATTACTGCTGAAGAAGCTATAACTTTACTAAGTGAGAAGCCAACCACTGTAGTTTATAATATAGTAGCTCCATCTAAACAAGATATACCACTATATGGAAATATGTGGACTGCTAATACAACTCTAGACTGATGGCTATTTCATTTAAAGAAGAAGGACACTTATATGAAAGTATAGATGATGCTAACATTACTTGGCTTAGTGTAACATCATTTATAGGTAAGTTTAAACCTAAGTTTGATAGAGATGGTCAAGCTGTTAAGTCTTCAAAGAACAAAAGATCTAAGTGGTATGGTATGACCCCTAAAGAAATTATTGCTGCTTGGGATGGTGAAACAAATAGAGCAATTACTTTAGGTAATTTTTACCACAATCAAAGAGAAGCAGATATGTTAGACTTTAAAACCATAGAACGCCATGGTGTTGAAGTACCTATTGTTAAACCAATAGTAAATGAAACTGGTGTTAAGTTAGCACCTGTTCAGAAACTATCTGAAGGAGTGTATCCTGAGCATTTAGTATATTTAAAATCAATTGGGGTATGTGGACAAGCTGACGTAGTAGAAGTAGTAAATGGTTATATAAATATAAATGATTATAAAACTAATAAAGAAATAAAAGAAAAAGGATTTACTAATTGGGAAGGAATCACAAACAAGATGTTTAGGCCTGTAAACCATTTAGATGACTGTAATTTGAATCATTATAACCTACAGCTCAGTATTTATGCGTATATTATTAAAAAGCATAACCCTAAACTAAAGATTGGTAAACTTACTATACAACATGTTAAATTTAAACAAGTAGGTACTGATACAAATGGCTACCCAATTAATGAACATGTCAATGGTGAGCCAGTATTAGAAGATATAAAAATATATGAATTACCATATTTAAAGGATGAGGTTAACTCATTAGTGATGTGGTTAAAAGATAACTTAAATAAATAAATACTATGCCTAGAATTCCAATTTTTAAACCTGACTATAGAACCCTTACTAAATGTGAGATACTAGTTGATTATGATCCTGATACTGGATCACCAACTAAACTAACTTATAATAAACAAACACCAATATATATTGATGTTAATGAAATAGTTGGTGTATCAAGAAAGTTTGATCCATATGATAATGTTTATTTACCTGTGTGTACATTAATAATGAAAAATGCATTTAATGTAGATCAGTCAAGTTTTGGATTACATGTAGTAAACAGTTATAATTCTTTAGTTGCAATACTAAACGCTAGAGATTGTAATGATTTATGTACTGACGGCTGTGCTAATTGTCCATCTTAATAAAAGCTTATGATAGTAAAATTATTTGATATACAGAATAGTAAACTAATATTAACAGAACACTGTTATTCCCTTCCATTTTTAAAAGGTATTATGGATGAATACCCTGATACACATATGCAGATATATCAGTATTTATTTTATATGACTTGTCCTAATCCTGATTTAAATCCTTTTTTTAATTTACCAGAACATGAAAAGGAAGATATAATAATTGAAGAGATTGGTTTAGAAGAGTCACCAGAAGATCCAAAGATTAGGTATGGAATAGACATGTGTAAAAAAATGTATGAGACACCTACTTTTAGGGCTTATGTAGGTATTAAGGCTATGTTAGACAGACTTGCTAAGTATATGGAGGTAACACCCATAGAACATGGTAGAGATGGTAATATGAACTCTATGATTAATGCAGCTGCTAAGTTTGAAAATATCAGACAATCATATAAAGGAGCTTTTACTGATATGAGAAATGAACAAGAAAGCTCAGTACGTGGTGGTGCAGGTCTTGCTTATGACCAAATGTAAACAAAGTTTAATTATAAAAAACCAAATAAAAAGATGAGAAATCAAACAGTAGTACCAGTAGGAATGAAATTGTTAATTAAAGAAATAAAACCAGAGACTAAAACTGCATCAGGTTTATATTTACCTGAACAATTTTCCAAGCAAACTTTTCAAGGTACAGTTGTAGGAAGAGGAGATGAAGTAACGTCAATACAAATTGGTGATACAGTGCAATATGCAGATCATGCTATGCCAACACCAATGCAACATAATGGGGAAGAACACTTATTATTGCAATTAGGAGATGTCTATGCAATTATAAGATATGATGAGTAGAATTATTCCTATATATGATGGTAAATGGGGTACAAAAGAATTTCAAACTGATGCTGATTTTCAAGAATATCTAGAGCTTATTTTTAAAGAACCTGGTGAGTATAATTTTACCAAGATGGCTTTAAAATTTAATGAGCAAGCTAGAATATTTAATGATCAGGGTAATTATTGTAGTGCACCTTTTAGATCTAAAGATTTTAATGCATATTGGAATGATCAAAAAAATAAATGTAGAACAGGTGTAATCTACAAAGATGGCAATAAAGAATGGTACCTAACTAGGGACTATTATATGTGGCTTAATTTCCTTCCTATTTTTGATAAAGAAGAAAAGCGTTATGGTTTTGCAAAAGTAAGAGATGCTCAATATCACATGGCATTATATGAAATCATTGCAGAACTAAATAATCAACATGTTGCTATACTTAAAAAAAGACAGATAGCTTCATCATATTTTCATATGGGTAAAATTATAAACCAATACTGGTTTGAAGAAGGATCTATATGCAAAGTAGGAGCATCACTTAAAGATTATATAAATGATAAAGGTTCATGGAAATTTCTTGAAGAATATAAAACTTTTTTAAATGAGCATACTGCATGGTATAGGCCAAGTAATCCAGAAAAGGTATTATTATGGCAACAACAGATTGAAGTAAAAATAAACAATAGAAAAACATCCAGAGGGCTCAAATCTAAAATACAAGGTGCTTCTTTTGAAAAGAATGCTACTACAGGGGTAGGGGGTCCATGTACTTACTTCTTTCATGAGGAAGCAGGTATTGCAAAAAACATGATGCAGACATATGAGTATCTGCGTCCTGCTATGTCTTCAGGTATGATGACAACTGGACAATTTATAGCAGCAGGATCTGTAGGTGATTTAGAACAGTGTAATCCTTTAAAGGATATGATACTGAATCCTGGTGCTAATGATATATATGCAGTAGAAACTAATCTAATGGATGCTGATGGTACTATTGGTATGGCAGGGTTGTTTATACCTGAACAGTGGTCTATGCCACCTTATATTGATGATTATGGTAATTCTCAAATAGAGGAAGCTATCAAAGCAATTAAGATGGAAAGAGAAAGATGGAAGAATGAATTAAATGGTGAACAATTCCAATTAAGAATATCTCAAAAGCCATTAAATATTGCAGAGGCATTTGCTTATAGAAAAGAATCAATTTTTCCACAAGGTATATTAAGTAAACAAATAAAAAAAATAGAAGAAAAAGAATATCCATATGAATTAATAAAACTAGATAGAGATGAGACAGGTGTTATTGCATCTAGAACAAGCAAACTACCTATATCTCAATTTCCTGTTAACAAAAAACAAACTGATAAAACAGGTACTATTGTAGTTTGGGAAAGACCAGCAAAAAAGAAACCTGATTTTGGAGCATACTATGCTTCTATTGACCCTGTGTCAGAAGGTAAGACAACTACATCAGATTCATTGTGTAGTATTTTTGTTTATAAAAATGCAATAGAAGTAACAAGAACTTTATCAGGCGGTGATGTAGAACAATTTATAGAAAAAGATAAAATAGTAGCTGCTTGGTGTGGTAGATTTGATGACATTAATAGAACACATGAAAGATTAGAATTAATAATTGAATGGTATAATGCTTGGACTATTGTTGAGAATAATATATCCTTGTTTATACAACATATGATTGCTAGAAAAAAACAAAGATACTTAGTTCCTAAACAACAAATATTGTTTCTAAAAGATCTAGGATCTAACAAAACAGTGTATCAAGAATATGGTTGGAAAAATACTGGAACTTTATTTAAGAGTCATTTAATTTCATATGCAATTGAGTTTTTAAGAGAGGTGATTGATGAGGAAACAGATACTGAAGGTAATGTAATGAGACAAACATTAGGTATAGAAAGAATACCTGATCCAATGTTATTAAAAGAAATGCAAGCTTACCACCCTGGTTTAAACGTGGATAGAATGGTAGCATTTGGTGCATTAATTGCATTTGTTAAAATACAACAATCTAACAGAGGATATTCCAAAAGACGTGAATCAGAGGACAATTCCTTGGTAAATTCAGAAAAAATAAGTAAATTAAAGTATAGCCCATTTAAGAATCTTGGGCGTAGTAAAAGAGATAATAATTCTAGAATAAGAAGATCTGGCTTTAAAAATTATAAATAGATGAGAGTATTAAATGCAATGCAACTTAAGAATGGTGCCAAAGCTGAAGCTGGACCAACGTTTTCTAGTTTAACGCAGCCAGTTCAATTTTTACCATATAAAAAGAAAGATGATGATTGGGCAGCTTGGAACTTAGATTGGTTAGAACTTCAAGGTATAGAATTTTTACGTATAAATTCTAGAAGGTTATTAAAGAATTATAAATTAGCAAAAGGTGTAATTGATAAATCAGATTACATTGTTGAGCCAGATAATGAATACAAAGATTTAATGGACACTCTTACAAAAGAGAATGATTCTGCATTAGAATTAAAATTTTATCCAATTGTTCCTAATGTAATCAATGTATTAACTGGTGAATTTGCAAAGAGATATTCCAAAGTACAATTTAGAGCAGTAGATGATGCATCCTATAATGAGATGCTAGAACAAAAAAGAATGCAAATAGAAGAAGCTCTATTATCAGATGCTGAAGCTAACCTTGTACGTAGAATGGTTGATATGGGTATGGACCCTGCTTCTGAAGAAGCACAACAGCAAATGTCTCCTGAAGCTATTAAATCATTACCAGAAATTGAAGACTTCTTTAGTAAGTCATACAGGAGTATGGTTGAAGAATGGGCATCCCACCAACTTGCAGTAGATGATGAAAGATTTAAAATGCAAGAACTTGAAGAAAGAGGCTTTAGAGATATGCTTATTGCAGATAGAGAGTTTTGGCATTTCCGTATGTTAGAAGATGACTATGATGTTGAGCTATGGAATCCTGTATTAACATTTTATCAGAAGTCCCCAGATCAAAGATATATTGCAGATTCAAATTATGCAGGTAAAGTTGATCTAATGACTGTATCAGATGCAATTGATAGATATGGTTATTTAATGGATGAAAAACAACTAAAGTCATTACAAAGAATTTATCCAGCTAGATCAGCACAATATCAAGTAAATGGATACCAAAATGATGGGGCATATTATGATGCAACAAGATCACATGAATGGAATACTAATTCACCAGGTTTAGCATACAGACAATTTACAAGTAACTATTGGAATGATCCAGCAAATGGTGGTGATATACTAAGTGAGATACTTGATGAGAATGAAGATGTATCATCTTGGGGTGAAGGAAACCTATTAAGAGTTGCAACAATATATTGGAAGACTCAAAGAAAAGTAGGACATTTAACAAAGATAGAAGATGATGGAGAAGTAACTCAAGAAATAGTTGATGAAACATTTAAGATTACTAAGAAAGCAATTTTTGATACGTCAATTTTCAAGAACAAAAGCAAAGAAAATTTATTGCAGGGTGAACACATAGAATGGATATGGATTAATGAAGTTTGGGGTGGAGTTAAGATAGGTCCAAATTTACCTGCTATGTGGAGATCTACTATGGGTGATAATATAAACCCTATTTATTTAGGTATTAACAGAACTAAACCTGGTAGATTGCCTTTTCAATTTAAAGGAAACAATACACTTTATGGATGTAAACTTCCTGTAGAAGGAAGAGTATTTTCAGATAGAAACACTAGATCTACATCATTAGTTGATCTAATGAAAGCATACCAAGTTGGATACAATATGGTTAATAACCAGATTGCAGACATTCTAATAGATGAATTAGGAACAGTAATCATGTTTGATCAAAATGCTTTACCACGTCATTCCATGGGGGAAGATTGGGGTAAAAATAATTATTCAAAAGCATGGGTGGCAATGAAAGATTTTCAAATGTTACCATTAGATACTTCAATTACTAATACTGAGAATGCTACCAACTTCAACCATTATCAGACTCTGAACATGGAACAGACTAGTAGGTTGATGTCAAGAATACAATTAGCTAATTACTTTAAACAACAATGTTTTGATGCTATAGGTATTAACCCACAACGTCTAGGAGGAGCTGTATCAGCTCAAACAGCTACTGGAGTAGTTCAGGCTATGCAACAATCATACGCTCAAACAGAGATGTATTTTGTACAGCATTCAGATCATCTAATGCCAAGAGTGCATCAAATGAGAACTGACTTAGCTCAATACTATTATAGTACTAATCCAAGTGTTAGATTATCTTATATCTCTACAGAAGCTGAGAAGGTCAATTTTCAGATAAATGGAACTGATTTATTACTAAGAGATTTTAATGTATTTGCAACTACTAAAACTAATCATAGAGCTATATTAGAAAATCTTAAACAAATGGCTCTTACTAATAATACTACTGGAGCAAGTATCTATGAATTAGGTAATATTGTTAAAGCTGACTCAATTGCAGAAGTATCAGATATACTAAAAGATTCTGAAACTAGAGTGCAAAAGCAAAGAGAGCAAGATATGCAACAGCAACGTCAGATGCAGGAACAACAATTAAAAGCTAAGGCTCAAGAAGATCAGCAAAAACTTCAAGTTGAAATGGCTGAAAATGAAAAAGACAGACAGAATGATATTACATTAGCAGAAATTAGATCAGCAGGATATGGTTCTATGGTTGATATTAATCAAAACCAACAATCTGATTTTCAAGATGCTATGAAAGATATTAGAGAAACTACACAGTACCGTGAACAAATGAATTTAAAGCGTGAAGAGAATGCTTCTAAATCATCTATGGAGAATAGTAGATTATCTGTTGAAAGGGAAAAAATAGCTGCTGACAAACAAATTGCTAACACTAAACTACAAATAGCAAGGGAGAACAAAAACAAGTATGATTCACCAAAAAAGAAAGATAAAAAGTAAGCGTTAGCTATATACTGCAATTTATTTTCATTTTTCTAAAAATTTTTTAAGTTTAACATACCAATATATTATAAAAGATTTCTTATATTATATATGTAAGAAGTATTAATATTAAAACCAACAAATATTATGAGTGCAACGCAAACACAAACTGTGAATAGTAAAGTAGAACAAGTAGATGTAAATTTAGATGAAATATTCAATGCTGCTCCAAGCGGTGCTGATATGATTCAAGATACTAAGGCTAAACCTAAAAGTATTTTTTCAAGAGGGGAAAAAGCTGATATGTCTTTTGCAGACCCAGATGTCAGTGATGTAGATGATTTAGATGCTAAAGTAGAAGAAACCAAAGTAGATGAAACTACTGAAGAAACTACTGAAGAAGTAAAAGCTGAATCTAAACCAGAAGTAGCTGAGGATATACTAGATTCTCTAGACAATGTAGAAGAAGAAGAAGTTGAAACTAAAAAAGAAGAAAAGAGAGGTAGAAAATCTATCAGTGGTATTTCAGATGTATTTGGAAAACTAATTAAAGATGATAAGATTGTTCCTTTTGATGATGATAAAGCTTTAGAGGAATATAGTGCTAAAGATTGGGAAGAACTTATTGAAGCTAACTTAGAAGAAAAAGCTAATCAAGTAAGACGTGAAACACCAAAGCAATTTTTTCAGAGCTTACCACAAGAATTACAAATAGCTGCAAAATATGTAGCAGATGGTGGTAAAGATTTAAAAGGTTTATTTTCTACATTATCACAAGTAGAGCAGCATAAAGAGTTAAACATTAAAAAAGCAGGTGATCAAGAAAAAATTATCACTGAGTATTTAAGTGCAACAGGATATGGTACTGCTGAAGATATACAAGAAGAAATTGAAATTTGGAAAGACTTAGGCAAACTTGAATCACAAGCTTCTAAGTTTAAACCTAAATTGGATAAGATGCAAGAAAAAGTTGTTGCAAGAAAATTGCAAGAGCAAGAGCTTAAAAAGAAACAACAAGAAAATGCATCACAAGCGTACATGAAGAATGTATATGAAACATTAAAAGAAGGTAAATTGGGAGATATTAAAGTTGACAGAAAAACTCAGGCCATGTTATATAATGGTTTAGTTCAGCCTAATTACCCATCAGTAAGTGGAACTAATACTAATCTATTAGGACACCTACTAGAAAAATATCAATTTGTGGAACCTAATTATGGATTAATCTCTGAGGCTCTGTGGCTATTACAAGACCCAGTAGCTTACAAAGCAAAGATAATGGATAAGGGTGCACAAAAGAGTGTTGAGAAGACGGTCAGAAAATTGAAGAGTGAGCAAACTAATGCAGGCGGTGCTTCATTAGGTGTGCAAGCAAGAGATGAAGAAAGTAAAAAAACTTCATCTAAAAGAAAGATTCAAAGACCTACCAACATATTTAAAAGAATTTAATCAAGTATGTATTAAATATTAACAGAGTAAAATTAATTATTAACTAAAAACAATCAAAAATTATGGCAACTCCAGTTTTAAATAATGGGATTTTCCTACGTGATACAAGCTATAAAGCAAGTTCACATGTTGATTCTTATCACCTAACCCAAATGCTTGGTAACCCTGAGCCTATGGATATGGGACCAATTGATTTATGGGCTATGACCCAAAAGGTAGAAATGCCTTTATATCAAATGGCTTCTTTTGGTGGAAAGAATACAATCATGGTGGATAATGCTAGAGGTGAGTACAAGTGGCAAACTCCTATTGCACAAGATCTTCCGTACATTGTTGCGGATATTGAACCAGCTAATGCTAGTAAAGGTACAGATGGTACATTATTTAAGATCAAAATTAACAAAAGAACTTTTGGACATGGTGACATTATTACTTATGATAAGTATAATGGACTAGAACTTTACATCACAGCAGATGATATTATCCCTGCAGGTGACGGTTTTGTTTACACTGTTCAATTAGTGAACAACAACAACACGGCTTTCTTGGATAACAAGTATTTAGCTAAAGGTACTAAATTCTTCAGAAAAGGTTCTGCAAGAGGAGAGTACGGAGAAAGATTCTCAGACATTGAAACTGGTTCTGGTTTCCGTGAATTCTACAATTTTGTAGGAGGAGCAGAAGCACATGTACACTATTCAATTTCTTCAAGAGCAGATTTAATGATCAAAGGTGGATTAAACGCTGATGGTACTGTACCTGTTACTGAAATCTGGAGAAACTTCAACACAGATCCAAACAATCCATCAGTACCTAGTATTGAAGGACTTGTAGCTAACATGGGTAAAGCAGGAGCAAGAGAAGCATTTGAAAATGGAACTCTTACAAGAACTTTCATTACAAATATGGAAGCAGCTCACTTATCTAAAATAGCAACGGATATTGAAACTTACCTAATGTGGGGTAAAGGTGGTAGAATTAAGCAAGATGGACCGGATGATATTAGATTATCTGTAGGTTTATGGGCACAGTTAGATAACTCTTTCAAAAGAGTATATAACAAGTCTTCATTTACTCTTGACATGTTTAAGTCTGAACTTTATAACTTCTATCAAGGTAAAGTTGAATTTAAAGGGCCAGACCCACAAAGATCACTTGTTGTACAAACAGGTATTGGAGGTATGCAACTAATCAACAAAGCAATTGCTGATGAAGTGTATGGTTCAGGTCTAGTACAAAATGCATCAGATATTGGAGCTGTTAAAGGTTCTGGTATGGATTTAGATTATGGTTTTGCTTACACAAGCTTTACTATTCCTTTCTTAGCTAACGTTAAGTTTGTATTAAATCCAGCATTTGATAACTTAAATACTAATGACATTGAGAATCCATTAATTGATGGAAGACCTCTAAGTTCATTTAGCTTTATTATCTTTGATGTAACAGATGAAGGAAATGACAACATTCACTTGTTGAAACTTTCTTGGGATAATCAACTTAAGTGGTTCTACCAAAATGGTACTATGGACTACATGGGAAGAACTCAAGGTTTTGCTTCTACTGGACAATTCAATGGATATAGAGTTTATATGACTCAGACCATGCCAGCTATTTGGGTTAAGGATCC